TACCTACGAATTCGTACTCCAGCGCACCGGTTGCGAGTGCCTGGTCGAGTGGACCGTCCCCATCGGCGTAACCGTGCAGGACGGACAGGTACGGTCTGCGATCAACCTTCAGACGGGCGCGGCAGTGGACACTCGCGCCCAGCAGGTGATGAGCGTCGATGAGCTTTTCGATCTCGTGGAGGATGCTCTCGGTGACGCGCTGGCTGTCATGGTTGAACAGGCGATCGTTGAGGACGACATAGCCCTCGCCCGGCGTGCTCTCGTCCCGCATGTGGACATAGATGCCGTCGTACATCTCGCCGGGCGCGACGCTGTACTGGCCACCGAGAAAGTTACGCAGGTCGGCGTCGCTGACGACGTAGACCTTCATGTCGCCGATCGCAGACGTCAGCCGGTTCTTGAGGAAGGTCAGCGCGCTCTTGCGACCTTTGACCCCGCGCGCGGCGTCGCCAAGCTTGAGCTCGGCCAGCATGTCGCGGACGTTACTGTCCTGAAGTATGCGCGAGAAAGTGCGACCACCGGGAATGTAGGGGCTCGCCAGCCAGCCGCCTTCCGGTCCCGCCTCGCGCCGCTCCCTGGCTTCCTCGGCACCGACCGTCCCCTTTTTGGCGGCAGGCGGCTCGAAATCCGGCAGCGGCTCGTTGAGCTCGGCTTCAGTTTCGGTCTCTCCCTCGGTTTCGGTCTCCTCGTCGGGTTCGATCTCCAGCAGCTCGTCGACATCGATATTGACTTCGTTCTCGTCGCTGACCGTATGCAGCGGGATCTTCTCGATCTCCTTGACGATTGCGGCGTCAGCTTTGGTGTCGACCACACCGATGTCGCGGTTCGGCTGGCGCGGTGCCTGCGCCTTGCCCTTGCGGGCGATCTCCCAAAGGTCGTTCAGCTGCCGTGATGCCGACTGCTCCACCGCCTTCTGGCTGTTGTTTACAAAGGTGTTAGCGGTGCCAGTAGATTTATCCGATATGGCCTTCGCCATCTTCATCAGGCCGCGACCGCCACGCCGCGATGTGACCCCGGCAAAGCGCTTCTGCTGCTGCTCGGCAAACGCTTTGGCAGCGGCTTCCGGGCTGGCGTCCTCCTCTTCCTTCCGTAGCCGCTCCTTCTCCGCCAGTGCAGCCAGTTTAGCAGTAGTCTTCTCCTTGGCGCGCGCCGTCGCCTTCTCCATCGAGACACGGCGCTGTGCTGCCGCCTTGCGCTCGGCGTCGGTCTGCGGCCGCACCTCCTTCGGGTTCTCGCGGTAGTACTTGTCCTCCGCCATACGGGCTTCGCGTGCCGCCAGAGCAGTGACGAAACGCTCGTGCTCCTGACGAGCGCGGGTCGCCCGCAGTTTTACTTGCCGGGGGGTCAGCTCGGTATCCGACTTGACCTTCAGCCACGGCGGCACCGCCTTGCCGAGCCGGGCGAACTTGCTCCGCAGGCGCTTAAGCGCGGCCTGCATGTCGTTGTGCGCCACCAGTCCGGTGACGTTGCGACCCTCGTCCTTCCGCTCCTGCGCCCGCATGCTGTCGTCGCGCGGCTTGGGAGGGGGCTCCGCACGGTGGGCGCGGCGTTCAGCCTCAAAGTCGGCGTTATACGGTATCGGCTCGCCAGTCGCTTCCGAGTACTCGACGTCTTCCGCGATCTCGACGTCGGTCATCTCCGGTGACGCCTGATCAGCGGCAGCCGGTTTTTCCTTCGTCCTTTGCCGGCTCTTGCCCTGCTCCTGCGCCCGCTCGCGCGACGGATCGACGTCCGTCCTGCCCGCCGCCCGCGCATCACGCAGCTCGCTCTCAGCCGCCAGCCACTCCTCCAGCATCTTCGGCGGGAACGGCCGGCTGTTCTTGTTGACAATGCGGTCGAGCTTGATCGCGTCCACCAGCCAGCTGTGCGTGCCCTTCAGTCCCTTGGTGCGGTACTTCTTGGGGAACTGGAATTTTGGGCCGAATTCCTTCTTACCGGCAGCCCGCACCCGGTCGACGTCAGCGGCGATGGCAGCGATACGGCGTTTCTGTCCGTCGATGTCCTTCGGGTCCTGGGCCTTCTTGGCGTGCCGATCGAACACCTCGTCAGCCCGCTCGACGACCGCGGCGTTGCGCGCCGTCTCGCCCGTGTTGGTGTCGACCGGCGGCGGCAGGTTCTTGAGCTCGGCCGTGGCTTCGGCAGCAGCTTCCGGTTCACCGATCCGCTCTAGGAGCTCGAGTTCCTTGCGGCGCCGGACGACCTCCGTGGTCCGCAGGCCGCGCACGCTCGTACCGATTTTCTTCTCCATCGCCCGCGACGTTGCGCGCCGCTCGGCGATATCCTCCTCGTCCTTGCTCTCCAAAATCCGGTGGAACTTGCCGTCGATGACGAAGCCGTCATAGTAGGTGGCGCTCTGCACCATATCCTTGTCTTTGAGCTTGTTCTCATCGACCACCCGCGCCCGCGCCTGATTGTGGCTGCCACCCTCGTAAATCCCCCGCGCCTCCTTGATCGGTCCGATATACGCCACGGCCGGGATGCGTTTCGGCGCTTTTGGTTTGGCTTCCGGCGCCTTTGGACGTGCAATCGGCAGCTTGCTGGTATCGATCGGCGGCAGCTTGCCAGGCACCGGTCCGGTGCGGCGGCGCTTGATCTTCTCGACGACGGTGCCGGTCGCCGTAGTCAGCGGCTTTTTGGCCTTGCCCTTTGGCTTCTTGCCCTTGCGCTTGGGGATGCTCAGGATCTCGCGCGCCCGCGGCGTCTGCTTGTCGGGTACCGGCTCGGGTTCGGCAGCAAGATTGGCTTCGGCTTCGGCAATAGCTGCCTGCCGTTCGTCATTGGACATCCACGGCTCAGCCGCCAGTTCGGCAGTTGCTGCAGGCGGCGGCGCTGCTTTCTTCCCGCGCTTCCCCTTGGCCGGGGGCGCAGGAGCTTCGGCCAGCTCGGGGCCAGCCGTCGGCGCAGTATCCGGCACTGCGATTGGCGGCGGTGCTTCGACCCCGAAACGCTCCCGCATCTTGGTCAGCCGGTCGCGGATTAGCGCTTCGATCTCGGGTGTGATCGGACCCGACGGCAGGCCCTCGGTGACGAAGTCCTCCATCGCCGCCCGGACTTCGGGGATTTCGGCGGCGAAAGTTAAATCCAGGGGTTGGTTACTTTCAGAAGTAACCTCTGGCGTTGTAGCGGGCGCAGGCGCAGCGGCGGGCGCGGCAGCTTCCGGCTCGGTCAGCAGCTCGACGTTCGACGTGGTGTCCGCAACCGGGGTCGAAGTCGACGGCTTGCGCTTCGGCGTCTCGATGATTTCAGTGGCGCTCGGCGCTCCGGGTACCGGCTTGATCGGCGGCGGTGGCGCAGTGCCGCTTGCCGGAACGCCGGGCGCGGCAGCATTGTCGGAAGGTTCAGGCGGTAGCGGCGGAGCGGGGCGCGCGCCCTCGGTACCGATTGGCGTCGGTGCCGGCGGACCGCTGCTCTCACCAGTCAGCGCCGCCACCAGCGCCGGATCGACGCCGGGGGGCAGGCGATTGGCGGGGGGTTCTGGCGGCAGTGGTGGCGCAGCACCAGCTTTTGGCGGTGTCGCCGCTCGCTTCTTTGGCGGGGGCGCAGCCTGGCGCGAGGTCGTAGCGCCACCGGGCGACGATGGCGCTTCATAAGGCGACCACGGTGCACGTTCGACGGTCTGGTCGGGGACGGTGATACTCGGACCGGGCGGTGAGATCGGCGGGCCGACTTCCACGTCCTCCGGGATTTCCGGAAAACTGAACGGCCCGTATTTCTCACGGGGAGAGCGAACGTCCTCGGTCTCCTCGATATCGACCGCACCCGGACGACCTTCGGGGAAGACGCCAGCACCAGCGCCAAGCACGCTGCCGATCACGCCACCGGCCAGCGCCGCCTCGACCAGACGCTGGTCGTCGTACTCTTCCTGCAGCCCGGTCTCGACGCGGGTTGCCTGCATCGCCAGTTCTTCAGCGGTGTTCTGGATCGCCTCCTCGCCGCCCGACTGTCCCATTGCCGAGCCGACGCGGCGGATCAGTCCCTTGCGCGCCTCGCCAGTTACCGCACCGGCAGTCCCGCGCTGGCCGATCTTGGAGACGATCTGACCGCCAGCGCTGAACCTCGCCAGCGCCGCGGTGACTACGGCAAGAGCGATGGGCTTGGCTCCGACCGCCAGCCGCTTGAACTCGCGCCGCGCCTCCTGCGGTGACAGGCCCCCGGCGATCAGCGACTGGTAGAGCTTGTTGCCGTCAAGGTTCTGGTTGTCCAGATCCTTGACCATGTCGTTGTAGGTGATGCCGGCACTGTGCACTCCGGCCAGGCCGGAGTTGAGTGCCAGCGCTACCGTAGGTCCCGAGACGATCGCGGCGGCGACACCGGCAGCGATCGGTGCGGCGGTGTTGGCGGTGTTGAGCAGCAGGTAGTCGAACTTGTGGTTCCAGAACGTCTCATCGCCGACCCTGGCCGACATGATCCGCTGCGCTGCCGGAGTGTTGGCGCCGCGGATGTCTTCACCCAGCTCGAACAGACTGTCAGCCAGTCCCTGCGATATATACTCGAGATCGCGCGCCATCGGGCTGTCGCCCTGGCTGGCGCCGTAAGCCACCATTGAAGGGACTGACCCGGCAAGGTCGGTGACGCTAGCAACGGCAGTGCGGCCGACGTCGCCCCAGGTCGCCCCCTGAGCTGCCTCCCGTCGTTGCGCTAGGCGTTCCTGTAATGCACTGGCCATCGTCAGTTACCGGTTGGTGGCGCGATCGGATGCAGGCGCTTGTACTCCTCGGGGGTGGTGTACCTGTCTTCCATCTGCTTCTTCCACACACTTGGCGGGGGTGGTAGCGCCAGCGCGTCGCCAACCGCCCCGCCAATATCGACTGCGACCTCGCCGACATTAGCCATTGCTGCAGCCAGCCAGTCGTCAAGGTTGAGCTCACCCGGCTGCGGCTGCCTGACGATCTTCTTGACCAGCGGGTCGAGCATCTTCTCGACGAACCCGGGCTGCGCGGCTTCGGCTTCCGGGGTGACCGGACTGGTCGGCAGGGCGCCAGTCGTCACCTTGGTGGCGTAGCTGGCAGCGCCCATATCGATGTAGCGGTCGGCGTCTTCCCGCCACGCCTGTGCCAACGGATCGAACATCGAATTGGGGATGTGACGGATCGCGCCATCCGGCCGACCCTGTCCGTTCAGCGGCTGCACCAGCATGACCCCGGGGTTGTTGGGGTGCGGCCACGCCCGCCAGTCCGGCACGGAAGGATTGGCCGGATTGGCGAGGACCATCTCCGACGCCAGCTTGATCGCCGACGGCATGGACGAGCCGTTGGTCTTGGCGATTAGCTGTGCAGCATCGCCGATCAGCGTCTGCTGGTTTCGCAGCTGCTTCGCCTCTCCCTTGGTCAGCGGGGCTTCCTCGTCCGTCTCCAGATCGCTGATATACTTGTCGACATCATCGGTAATGCCGACAACCTCCTCCTTGTAGAGATCGCGCGGTACCGGCTCGATCGCCGCGAGCTGACGGTCGAACTCGGTCGACCGCTTCGTCCGCAGTTCCTTCCACGCCTCCTCGGCCCGTTCCGCCTTGTAAAGCAGGTTCTTCTGATACTCCTCGGGTAGGCCAAGCAGGCTGTCAGGGTTGAAGCTCGGCTTCGGCGGCATGTTGAAGCCGTCCGGACCATCGCTCGGACCGGGCGGCAGGACCGGCTGCAGGGCCGGCGCCAGCCATGGACGCTCCTGCTGCGCCCGCACGACCGGGCCCTCGTCGCCCAGCCAGCCACCCTGAAGCCCGGTCGGCGCGCCAGAGCCTGCCGGCTTCTCTTCTGGCTTGGCACCCGCCTGCCGAACCAGCCAGTCGTAGTACGCCGTCTGGTGCTGTGCCAATTCGCGATTGTAGGCGGCAACGTCCTGCTTGTTCTTTGCCTCCGACAGGTCGAGGCCGAACGACGGATCCCGCGCACTGGTTGCCTTGTACAGATCGATGTCGGGCGGTGGGCCAAGCCCGAACGTCTTATCCTTGCCGGGCGCGCGGACACCGGGTGCAACTTCCAGAGGCTTACTTTCAGAAGTAACCAACTTGTCGCTGCCGATCAGCGTATCGTCGCTTACGTCACTATCGACGTCGAGCGCACTGGTCGGCTTGGGTGCTGCTGGCGTAGCTGCCGGCGTGGCAGGCGTGGCCGCTGGCGTGGCTGCCGGAGCTTCGGCGGGTCCAAGTATCTGCTCGACGGTTTCGCGCTGTGCAGCCGCCGCAGAGCCGCCTGTGGTATCGGTCCAGATACGGACGCTCTCGTTGAACGCCGTATTGTAGATCTGCTGCTCGTCACCGTCGAGCTCTGCCGTCGCCAGCGCGTTGTAAGCTGGGCGCTGGTCGGGCGGCACGGCGTCGAGGTCGGCCAGCAGCTTGGTCAGCTGCGGCGACGCCTCGGGCAACTCATCCTCGCCTGCCGCCTTGACGAGGAACTTGTCCACGTCGCCGGGCGACATGTTGAGGATCATGCCGGTCATCTCTTGCGGCGTCAGCACCTTCTCGGTGATGACCTTGCCGGTTTCCTCGTCAGTGTAGCGCACCGTGTAGCCGGTGGTGGCGTCACCCTGCACGTCGAAGTCCCGACCGTCGGGGATCTGGGCGTAAGCTTTGACCGCCGCCTCGACTGCCTTCTCAGTGTCGCCTTCGCCAAGCGCCGCCTTGGCAATCGCCGAGTACTGGTTGTAGCGGACCTGATTGTACTGAATGTATGACGCAGCGATTGCCGCGGCCTTCTCGGGGTCGCGCAGCACCCAGTATCCGTACAAAAGGCCAAGGGTCCGCTGGTTGAGCTCACTCTCGGTCAGCTCGACGTCGTTCTGCTCCGCCCACGCCCTGACGACGTTCTGTGCCTGGGCGACCTGCGACTGACCCATGGCGTACTTGCCAGTCAGCTTGGCAGTGGCGGCGTCGGGCATGTCGTCGTCCGGCGCGGCATCTTCCGCCAGATCGGTATCGTCGACGCCCTCGCCGAACAGGACGTTCGACAGCCAGTTGCTGCCGGCCAGCGCGCCGCGCTTGCCGTCGGTAAAGGTGTCGTTGGCAGCCTCGCGCCCGTCCGGACGCCTGACATGCCCGGTCGGTCCGATGTCCCACGCGTCAGTGACCTCGCGTATCGAGGTCTGGGCCGGACCCAGTTCGTTGTCGCCAGCCGACTGACCGACAAGAGCGTCAGTAGCCGCTGCGCCCTGCAGTGAAACACCTTCCTCGCTATCGCCGGGATTGAGGACGCTATCCTCGACCGCCCGCGCTCGACCAACACCTTCCTGCAGAGTACGTTCGAAAGCTCTGGTTGCTACATCCGGATCAGTAGCCGTGCCGAGAATGCTCGAACGGTAATCCGACGTCCGCTTGCCGATCTCAGCCGGCCCCATCACGTCGTCGACCGCACCGGTCGGACGCGCTTCGACCGGGCGAACGGTCTCGGTCGGCGTGTAGCTACCGGTGCCGCCAGTGGCGTGCGACAGCTGCTGGATCTTGACGTCGAGCGCCTGCATCATGGCGTCGCGGGTTGCCGGCGGCATGGTCAGATCGGCTTCGACCTCACGGCGGCGATTGAGCGCCCGCTGCAGTTCGGCTTCCGGCTCGTCTGAAGTCGGCGTGTAGCTGTCGGGCGGCAGCGCGCCGGGTCCGCCAGCTGGACGCACCTCACCGGGAGGATTGTCATACGGGGTATAGCCCTCAACCGGACGCGGCGGCGGGTTGGGCACCGCCATGGTGTTGGCCGTCGACGACGTCATCGGGTTGGCTTCGGCAGGCGGCTCCTCGTCAACCGCCACCGCGCCGTCACCGCGCATTCGAGGGGTCGGTATGTCGGCTTCCTGCAGACCCTCCGGGATGACCAGCTTCTGCTCGGGATAGATCAGGTCGGGGTTAACGATCTGCGGGTTGGCGGCTACAATCTTGAGGTAACTTTCGAGATTGTAGCGGTTGGCCAGGTCCCACAGGGTGTCGCCCTGCTCGACCTCGTGCACGGTGTCGCGCTTCGGGGCGATCGGCACGCCGGCACCACCAGCTGCGATATCGACCGGCGACGCCGCAACCGGCTCAGGCTCGGGAGCAGCCAGCTCGTCATCCTTGGTCCGCGCTTCCGGGTATGACGGCGCCATCTCGTCGTCGAGCACGCCACCCCGCAAATTGTCGCCGCCTACCCGGCCGGCTACTCCGCCACCACCCTCGCCAAGCGGCGCGGAAACGCCCAGAGCGCGCGCACCGTCGAGTCCGGTACGATTTCCCACCCCGACCTTGGCCGCGCCGTACCACGCCCCCCAGCCATTCTCGGCAGCCTTGTCGAGCGCAAAGTCGATCTGGCGATAGACGGTGCGCGGGTCGCGCGGGTCGCCGTAGCCCTTGGCGATAAACTCGTCGCCCAGCCCGCCACCGACCAGCAGTTGGAACGGGCCGTAGGATGTCTCGCGCTTGCCGTCCTTGACGTAGTTCGACTGCCAGACGCCGGGAGCCAGACCCTCCGACCGCGCCACCCTGACCGCAACTTCGGGATCGATGCCACGGGCGCGCGCCGCCCGTCGAATGTAGACCTCCGGATCAATCTGTCCGTCGCCACCCGCGGGAAAGCCGTCACTCCCAGCGCTGCCAACCAGAAAGTCGTCAGAGCTCGATCCGTACAGCTTGCCCGACTGGAACGCAGTGAGGAATTCCCTGTCGGCCGGATTTCTGAAATTGCGAGCGCTCGGCCCCTTGAGGACACCACCGGCTCCCCACACCGCCGACGGACGACCACCGCCGCCATAGCCGATGTGCAGCGAACCGCCGGGGTAAAGACCGAAGCGGTTGGCTCCGACCCGTCCGCCGGCCATGGCGATGATGGCGCGTTCTCGCGGGTTCCACTTGCTACCGTCCTGGTGGTAGCCGACCAGATCGACTTCAGTACCTGCAGCGTGGCTACGATGGCCGCCACCCTTGCCTGCGGTAACCACCAGCCGGATACCCATCTGCTGGGCCTGCATACTGACCGCATCCATGATCTTGAGGGCGCGCGGCTGCATGCCCCGCCACGAGGTCCGGTCCTTGATGGCAACGTCGTAGGGAGTGTACGACCTCCGCCCACCGCCCAATTTGTCGCGGCTCGTGCCACCGGCCAGGGTGTCAGCGCCAGTGCCACTAAGGTCGCTGTCGTCAAGCGCCGCCGTCTTGGCCGATACCGACTTCACCTTCGGCCCTGAAGCGAGATCGACGGCGCCGGCACCTGCACCAGTCACCACCGTCGCTCGGGCGGCGTCACTGGGCCCGGACGTGGTGCCGGGTGTCTTGTCGAGCGGCTCCCATCCCTCTGTCGCAGTTGTGAGCCAGTCACCGAACTCGATCTGCGGTCCCATGATTTCGGCAGTGCGGGCGCGGGTCCACTCAATGGTGGCGCGGCGGTGCTCGTTATCGAGCCGGGCAGCCTCCCGCGACGAGCGTGTCCCCAGTACGTTGGACATAGCGCTGAAGGCGCTCGTGAAGTCTTTCATTTCCTGAGCGAAACTCATCGACGGTTACTTTCAAAAGTAAGATTAGATTGCGACTGCCCCGACCGGGACCGGCCTTGCTTCTGCGCCTGTACTTGCGATTAAACTTTGCTTTGCTTCAGGCGCCGACTTGATCAACTTCTGAAAATACTCTTGCCCCTTCCACTCTACTACATGCTTCGGCACGACAAACTCACCTTCGGTCAGCCGCGCCGGTATCTTGTCAGGCCCGCTGGTCGCCGCGGCGTTGGGTCCGGTTGGCGTATGGCTGCCAGTTGCACCGCCGGTCCCCGACACATTCGGATCGCCCACTCCGCCACCGACGTCACCACCATATTTGAACCCGGGAACGTGCTCGGCTTCAACCGCACCGCCACCCTTGAACCCGGGCAGGAAACTCCTAAGCACCGCAGCGCCGGTACCGACCAGGCTGCCAATGCCGGAGCTCTCATCGGCCTCTGCCTTCTCTGCCTCTATCTGGGCCTGATACAGCCCGAGCTTGTTCTGGAACTTGTTGGTGACCGTGTCGCTCCACGTCGCCAGATGATTGGCGTTGAGCCGGCGATACTCCACGGCAAGCGCCCGCGCCCGGGTCGCCGCGTCGGCGATGCCGATCGTGCTGTCAATCGCCTGCGCCCCGGCTTCTCCAACCTGACCGGCTTCGACCGCAACCTGACCGGGGTAGGTCTGGCCGACCTTGACCATTTCGCCCTGCATGCCCAGTCCGGCTTCCGCCAGCGCCCCGGCCTGGATCTGACGATCGAGCGCCGCCTGATACTTGACGTCGCCCTCGACCCGCGCCGCGTCGGCAGCAGTCGTGCCGGCCGCAGCCATCGCGCCGCCTTCAGCCAGATTGAGACCGGCAGTCAGCGCCCGCGATGCGCCAGCGTTGGGGTTGACACCCATGTCAAGGAGCGCACGCTCGGTCTCGGCTTTCTTCGCCGCGAAGCCTTGCGCCACCCCGGCCTGCGCCTTGCCGGCCATGTATTTCTGATTGGCTTCGGACTTGAAGGCGAGCGCCTCCGCTTTGAGCATTTTGACTTCTTCGTCGAAGTCGGCAGCCCGCTGCTGGAACGCGTCAATCTCCGCCATCTGCTCGTCTTCGAGTGGCTGGAACACCTCCTCGTAGCGAGCGCGGTCCTCTTTCATGTTGTCGAGCTGGAACTCCATGACCTCGCGCAGGTCAGCAACCACGTCCTTGTTAAGGTCCTTGGCCTGCCGATAGAAGCGCTGCGCCCACTTCATCTGCTTGTGGGCAAGCTTCTTGTCTTTCTTCGCCGACTTCTTGATCGCCTTGATGACGCCCTTGTAGTCGGGGGCCTTGGGAGCTTTAGGCATCGAGCACCTTCCCGCTCGGCGCTTCGCCGAATTTCTCCGGGATCTGATCCATGGTGATCAGCCCCATATTGACCAGATCGACGAACGTAACCGCCCGCTGCTCCTTCGGTCCGACCGCACCGCTTATCACATCGACTGCCGACTTGAGCGCCAGCGCCGTCGTATGCAACGACGGAATGGTCGTGTTGGGCTCCGGGATCTGCGGGAGACGAAGGGCTTTCTGGGTTGCCATCCTACACCGCGTTGAGCTCTTTGACGCTGTTGGCCATCTGCACCGACTTCAGCTTGACCTGGGCGGTGAGCTGCAGCTGCCAGAAGTCGGCCTTGAAGCCCGACGCCGGCCGCATCAGCTGGCCCGACTTGACGATCGGCCGGTCCATCGCCACCACGCCGTTATCGGCAATGACCTTGACCCGCCCCAGTGCTCCCGGCGTCGAGCCGGGCAGCACATCGAAATACAGGCGCAGCGCCCCGAAATTGCGCACCTGATTGGTCTGAAAGATCTTCGAGTTCCACAGGCTGGTCTCGAGTGAGGTCTCCAGATCGACCATGTCGAGCCAGTAGACCTTTTCGTCCTTGATGATGAAGATCTCGCCCGACCACGGGTCGGTCTGGACGTTGATGATCGGCGTCTCGCTCTTGAGCTGGACGAGGCCGACATTCGGCGCGGCCGGGTCGATCAGGATGCCGATGTAGGACCCGGTCTCGTCGACGGTCTCGAACACCGACGGCTCGAAAGCGCTCTCGTCGAACACTCCGGTTCGGGCTGAGCCCCAAGCATAGTAAGCGGTACCGAGGCGCGCGGCGCGCAGCGCCGTCAGGTAGGTCAGCTTCTGCCACTTGTCCTTGGTCGCGGCCTCGCGAGTGATGTTCTGAATGTTGCCCGGGCCGACCAGTTGCAGCCCTGACGGTGAGGCGTAGTACACCCCCTCCGGCGCCGACAGGATCGAACCGCGGCTGAGACAGGGCTCGAAGATGGTCAGCTGCGCCATCGAGATGAAGGCGGGGTTGGGCCCGGTCAGCACCGATGGATAGCCGGCAGTGCAGGCGACCAGCGACTGGCCGACCACCCCCAATCCGACGATCGGATACTCGACGGTCTGACCATATTTCGCCGGCCAGGCGTGCATGCGATAGGGCTCGCAGAACCAGATGTCGTTCTGCGTCCACCCCGCCACCATGCCATTGGGCATGGTCACCGCACCGACCAGATCGGTGGGCGGCGGCGTATAGAAGGTGCTCTCGATCTCACCGTTGAACGAGATGGCAGCGTCGTCTGCCGTGTCGACGTAGGTGAGCGAGCCGACCGGCGTGTAGGGCTGCTCGGTGACGAAGAAGAACGTCGCGACGCCAGCGTCCGAGGTCACCGTGCGGTAGAGCCGGTACTTGGTCAGGTTGCGATCGACGCCCTGATCGGACAGCGGCGGCGCCGTCACCGTGACAGTGTAGGTGCCGTCGACCTTGTAGGTGACGACGGTCGGCGGCGACGGCGCGCTCTCCTCGCCATAAGCGCTGACCCAGGTGTAGACGTAGGCGCGGGTCGGGACGATAGTCGACGCGCCACCGCTCGGCACGACATTCGGCGGCACCGTCGGCGTGTTAATACCGAGCGCGAACGACGGCTGCCCGGCGAGAATGCGCGCCTTGGTGTTGTAGCGCGGTGATCCGGCGTCCGAGAAAAAGTAGTACCGATCGTGGATGTCGTTGAAAACCTGGCTGCGGATGACATTGGTGTTCGGGCTCGGCAGCTCGATCCAATGACTCTCGTAAAGATAATCCGCGTTGGCGTAGTCCTTCGGGATGCGATAGACGAAGGCACTACCAGTATTAACTAGCTCATGCAGGACTTTAGGCTTAGGCAGTGGCCGTAAAGCGCCAGAATAGAGGAAACTATTCTCGGCATATGCCGCAGCAGTTTCCGGCAACAGATTGTCATCTATTGCCGGAAGCATCCCCCCAAACATGCCGATCTTGATTGTGGCCACTGGTTACTTTCGAAAGTAACTATTCCTTGGACTGGTTCTCGGCGCGGAGCTTTGCCTTCTCCTCAACCGCCTGCTTGCCAGCTTCCAGCTCGGCTTTGGTTGACGCCGACAGCTCGGGCTCAGCCGACGGCGCCTGCTCCTTGAGATTGACCCGCGGATTGTCGGCGCTCAGCATCGGCTCGACAGTTACCGGCTGCCCCTCATCGGCTTCGCGCTGAAGCTCTTCGAGCTGGGCATCGATATTGGCTTCGTCCTGCGGTTCCTCGAAATCAGAACTTCCCTTTTTTCTCGCCATCTCTTGCTGCCGGTTTGGCTCCCTTGTTGTTGCTGGATCCACCCTGGGTCCAGCCAGTAGGCTGCTTGCGACGCAAAACCGTCTTGATGCCGGGCAGTTTTCTGGGACGATCGGACTTGATCATCATACACCGGCAAAAATGATCTTCCGCAGGAATTCCGTGGGCTGCATGTTGGCGTGACCGACACCGTCACCCTTCAATCCGGTATTGCCAGCAGTGTTATAGGCGACGGTTCGCACCGTCGAACCCAGCGGCTGGTTATCGCTGCGCGACACCGCCGTCACCGGGATCGAATGGTCGTGCGGCGGCAGTTCTGGGACGGTCAGCACGACTTTCTCCGTGCCGACATCCGATCCCATACTGTAACCAGACGCCATCAGCGAGCTCTGGCTGCCGCCCATGTTGGTGATACCGGCGAGCACCCGCGCGCGATAGTCCGGCACGGCAAACTGGGAAAGCCCAGTCGAGACGCCGAACGGTGCGTGAATGCCGGTAATCGTACCGCTGCCGGCTGCCGTGGTGATGATCGGCGCCCCCTCCCACGTCAGCGAGAAACGGAACGCATTGGCGGAGTAACCAGCTGAAATCACGCGGTACTTCTGAATGTCAGCGCTGAGGATGCCGGTCGGCAAGGTACCGCTTGAGATGAAACCGACGTCGTCGCCGACCTTGAGCCCGTGCCCCGACCATGAGACGACGGCCGGGTTAGCGATGGTAATCGTCACCGTCGCCGACTTGACCAGCGCCGCGAACAGCTCCAGGTATGCGGCAGCGTTCAATACCTGACCGTAACACTCGAGATAGCCAGCAGGGACGGTGATCCCGCAGAAATCGAGCACGGTGCCAACCGGCAGCAGCCCGGTGATGCCGGTGATCTGGTGATCGGCGTTCCAGTCCACCGCCTGGATATGGTCGGGGTTTGGACCGGGTGGCTTGGTCGATACACGGGCATGCTTGATTGTGAGGGCCATGGCTAACTCTCAGGAGTTGGCGGATCGGGCGGCGGTGGCGGTGGCTCTTTGGGTAACGAATGCCTGCTTTCGTACTTCATTCCCATGTACGTAGCGACCGACCCGACCAGTGCGCCGCCGAGCGCGATCAAGACCTCTCCGCCAATCTCTCCGAGCCGCATGCCAAGAATGGCCAGCCCGATTGGAGTGATGACGAAAATGCCGAACGCAGCGCAGACCGCGATAACCAGCGCTGACAGCCCTCGATAATCGGGTTCCCACCGGCTCACGATCCCTCTTTCAATTCCGGGCCGTTATATGGCTCAACTTGCCCACCGTTGGCCAGGTACTGTGTCCAGTCCCCAACATCGCAATCCATGCCGGGAACAATCCACACCAACCCGTTGATATCAATGGCTTCGATCCGCGTGTCGCCACGCTCGGTGTCGTAGTCCCACACAAACTTCGCCGAGACGTATGTCGACATCACAACATCCTCGCGTTTGCCGCGTAATTACCGCCGTAAGCACGATACTGACCCGTTGCCGTAATACTCACCCGCAAATATGCACCCTGCGGACCACTTATTCCTATAAACGGCGCACTGCAATTTTCCAGAATTTCCGCAACTATTGTTGCTAAAGTCGGTGTTGTTCGCAAGAGAACACCATAATCTTTCCCTCCCGCGTCTGCGATTGTATTACCAGCAGCACCGTAGCGTCTACTAACTGCACTATTAAAAACAAAATTCTGCCAGTAACGCTGGCAGGCGCGCAGCTCTTCCGCCGGGTCCGGGTCTTCCCACGGCGGCGCAACGCCGCTGCCGTCGTCGAGGTAAAGCCCGACGCGGGAGATACCCAATTGGTTGTTAACCGCTGCCATTCCGTTGGTGATGCCTACCGGCGCTATAAAGCTACCCGCCGTCCAGGCATTGATCGTTGCCGTCTGATGGGTCGAACCAGCAGCCAGAACAAACGAAATACCAAGAGCAGCCGTTTCATCCGTGAGGAACGTGCCGCTGGTCGGCCCCGGTATTAAGACAGTCTTCTCGACATGCAAGCCGACTTCGCCAGCCGAAATCGTGAACGGGGCAACAAAGCTCAGGGTCGCGCTAGTTCCCCCCTTATCACGCAAGGCCACGGCGAAAGTTCCGGCCTGTGGGGCATGGACGGTGAAGCGCAACACCGCCGGTTTTGCTGACGCCAATCCCCAATCCCAATCGGCAATCCGGCTGCCCTCGATCTGGGTCTGGATCATGGCATAATTGCCGGCACCCATCGACGCTTGCGCGGTCGTAACCATCTGCCGGACGCGGAAACGCGGGAAATTCGCTGCCAGAGAATTGACCTGGTTGCCTGTAACCACGCCGCCAGTAAGATTGAACATCGATAACCACTGGTCGGCCATGTAGTAGAGATGGGTAGTTCCACTTAAACCGCCGTTTTCCTGACTGATCTGCATCGCCCCATTGATGACACGATTGCGGTAGCGGAGATTTTCCGAGATCGGTGTTACATTGTACCGCGTATAGGCAACGACCCGCGAAGTGGTGGGGGACTGCGCCACCACCAGAAAATGATCGCCCTGCTCGCAGTTGATCGTCACCGCGCCGGGGAGAAGAAAGTTCGCTCCGGGGACCAGCGACATGCCGGCAACGTTGACCGTGATCCACGCCGCGCGCCCGCCTTTTGGCGTCGCAAACAGGATGTTTGTGACCGCCCCCGGAGCACCGGCCTGTATAAAGAAATAGCCGCCCTCGCCCAGCGTGAGCACGCCCGCTGCCGCGACAATATCGGTACCCCGCTCCCACAGCGCCGCCAGCGCGTCCGGCGTCACTATTGTCTTTGTCTCGACCCCGGCCCAAACCTCGCTGGTTGAAGACCGACCCACGGCTGGCGTACCGTCAAGTCTGGTAATGCCGATCACGCGGCGGTCATTAAGCCGTTGATAAATCTCAATCGTGTCGCCAGCAGCAATGACGTAATTGGTCGCGCCGGGGACATAAAGCGTCGCGCTATGGACCAGCGTATTGCCCGTGACTGAGAAGTAGATCAGTGCTCGCCTGCCGTCTTTAGGCGTAGCAAACTGGATATCGTTGATGTTGCCAATTGCAGTGTTGACGAAAAAGACACCGCCATCACCAAGGATCAGCGGATCGGCCGCCGCCTGATTGCCAACCCGCTCCCACAAGGCCGCCAGTGCATCCGGCGTCACCGTCTTGTTGGCGTCGGTGCCGGTTAAAACGTCGGTGGTCGAAGCCTTGTCGAAAACGCCCTGCCCGTTCGCCCGGAGGTAATTGACAACGACGACCACGTCGCCCGAATGCTGAATGATCTGGAAGAAATCACCCGCGTTGACCGCAATATTTGTCGAAAGCGGGCAAACAAGGTTTGCGCTGTGAACTAACGTCGCGGTAACGCCGGAATAAATCCAAGCGGCCCGACCGTCCTTCGGAACGGCGAAATCAATGTCGGTGATCGACACGCCCGAACTACCGGTGAGGTAGAAGTAGCTGCCTTCACCGAGAATGGTGTTGGCCGCCGGGGCGACGTTGACGCCGCGTTCCCACAGCGCCGCAATTGCGTCCGGGGTCGCAAATTGCGTTGTTCCAGTACCGGTCAAAACCTCAGTGGTGGTCGCTGCAACCGGACGCCCGGCAATCTCCGCCCAGTTGATCGTGCCGGTGATCGCATGGTCGGCGTTCCAGTCGGACGGCTGCACCTGGTTGGTGTCGCCACCGTCAGGAACGCCAGAGGTTTTGGCATGCTTGATTGTCTGGGCCATCTAGCAGTTCCTGACCGACATGAGGACGCAGTCTTCCTTGATTTGCCCGCCGTTGGTGTGGACCCTGAGCGTGATCTTATACACCACCCCGGCAGCGCCACCGCTGACGAAGAACACCACCGCCAGCAGGTCGGTACTCAGTGAATAGCTTTCGACCACCGGCAGCGTCGCATCGTCAACGCCGATATCAACTCCGACCTCGAACACCACGCTTTCCAGCAGCTCATTGGTGTCGAGCCAGTCGACATAGCTGATGACGTAGCGCTTGGTCTCGTCGGGATCCTTCACGAATTTAGCTAAAGCGCTCATCAATCCTTACCTGCGAACTGACCTTATCCGTGAAGAAGGTGTCTGCTTCGTACACTTCCTGCTCGAACGTTCCCTGTATCGTCGGGGTCGACGGCGGCAAGGCAGGGCGCTGACTGGCTTTGATCGGGAAGCGCTGCCGCGGCCGGGCGTAGGACTGGCGGACCTCGCGCAACCGCTCGGTGACAGCCGGCGCCGGCACCCTGATCGCCTCGTCGTCGCTATAGTGGAATGCGCCCGAACCGGTGAAGAAGGCGTTGTTGTAGAACGCCTGCTCGTTGAAGGCGGTGATGAACGGATGGAAGGTTATCTCGCCACCGCGCGGACGCCCGGGCACCACCACCTTCTGCTCCTCCCAGGCGACGAAGATCATCTCGCTGTCGGCGTACCAGAACTCCCAGCGCCCCGCCGTAGCAGTGAGCACGTCGATATCCTCGACCAGCTCCATCGAGGCTTCAGTGTACGCGAACAAATCGACGCTGAGCTGATCCGGCGCTTCGGTCACCTCCATGTCGACATTGGCCGTGGTGGCGAGCTCCATGTCGAAGGCGTCAGCCGTCTCGACCAGGTCGAAGCTCGGCAGGTGGGCGACCAGCGCGTCGCCCGTCGCCGTGTCGACGAAGTCCTCGGTGACCGCCAGCGCCGCATGAGTGATCGAGCTGACGTCGACCACCACTACATCCGGCTGCTCGGAAATCGCAAAATCTGCGAAAGCAACGATCTCGAGTGTAGTCGCGAGGATATCCTTGGCTTCGACCGCCGCCAGATAGCTCTCGGTCGCTGCAGCCAGCGCCGCTGCCAGCGTGTCAGTGTCCTCCACCGACACTAAGGCCAACATGTGCGCGACAAGTGCGCTGCCGGCCAGCGTATCGACCGGCTCGGTCACTGCGAAGCTGGCAGTGGCGATGATGCCAGCGCTGGCCGCAAACACATCCGCCGTCTCGACAGCAGCCAGCGCGGCGTCGAACGGCAGGTGTTCGAACGCGACGCCATAGAAGCCGGCGGGGTTGAAGGCGTTGGTGTCGGCCATGTTACTTCTAAAAGTAACCTACTTGTGTTTCTTGCTACTCTTACGTTTGATCGGATCGCCCTTCCGGTACGCTTTGACCGCGCCGCCCTTGTTGTAACCGGGCGCCTGCTGGGGAGGCGCTGGCGCCATAGGAACCGGCGCCGGACCTTTCGTCCTGCCGGTCGGAGCAGCTGATGCCATTCTCGGCTGTGTGGGTGGCGGCGCAGGCCCCTTCGTCCTGCCGGTCGGTGACGTCGCTCGCACCGCAGTCGCAGTACGGGTTGGCGGCGCAGGTGATTTGGGCCCGCGCGGTGTTACCGGGTGAGCAGTAGCCTGCGCCATGCCTGGCCGCGTAGGCGGCGCGGCAGCGGTGCGGGTGGGTGCAGGCTTGGGTCCGCGCGGTGTTACCGGGTGAGCAGTAGCCTGCGCCATGCCTGGCCGCGTAGGCGGCGCGGCAGCGGTGCGGGTGGGCGCTGGCTTGGGTCCACGCGGTATTGCCGGGCGAGCAGTAGCCTGCGCCATGCCGGGAGTCTGCGGGGGTGGACGTGGGGGTAGGGCCATAGTTCCTCCTATCCGTGGGTGATTGTCCCACTGTTGATCTGCACGGTCTGACCGGACGAGATCGCGACCGAATTGATGATGATATCGCTGGCGGAGACGCCAACAGTCAGGCCGGACACCACCACCGCCCCGGTGCTGTCACGCAGCTCCGCCTTGGCCGCGGTGCCGGTAGCCGACGCGATCGCCGACTTTGGCATTCCGGCGAGGGTCAGCACCGCGCCGGAAACCGTCCCGGCCGGATCGGCCAGCGTGATGGTGCAAAGCACGCCGGTTGCCCCGGACAGCGCCGAGGTGCCGATAACCAGTGTCGCAGCGGCAGGGCCAGCATCGAGCGCGGCTTCGACTGCGTTCATCCGCGTGGTCTTCAGCGCGGCAGCATAAACAACGGCCATGGCTATCTCCTAAGCATGGGCATGAACTGCTGGGGGAAGCGCCAGCGCTGCGCCCCGCGCGTATGGGCGTGCAGGTAATCGACCTTGGCCTGCCCGATCGAGTTGCGGAATTTCTGCCCGTAGAGCACGCCGATCTCACCGTTCGACCACGGTTTGTTCGGCATCAGGGCCATCTTGTAGACCAGCCCACTGGTGATTGTCTGGTGGTAGCGCTCGAGGATCCAGGTCGGGCACTGCGGGAAGCCGGCGCGGGTCACCGGGTCGAGCACGGTCAGCGACACCCGGACTTGCGCCGGTTGGATTTCCGACGGCGCCCGGTACAGCTGCAGCCAGCCAGGCTGCGGCATCACCGCCGGAATTTCATGGACGCGGTAGTCGCTGTCCGCCGGCCAGCAATAGATCAGGTGGACGATCCGCCCGGTTATCGGCACCACGTCGTAGTCGACGACGTCAGGCTGGGCCTCGAACGGAATGTCCTCGTACCAGATGTCGGTCTCGCTGAGCAGCTCGTCGAGGACGTTGTAGAGTTCGTACTGGATACCGTCTTCGATCGACCCGGGCAGGTGGATTTTGGCATTGTTGACGATGCGGGTGAGGATGGCCTTGGGGGTGCTCTCGACCATTCTACACCGCCGTTGTCATCTGCGCGGCGAAGGATGTGAGGAAGGCGCTGGCGCGAGCATCAGTCGTCTCCTCCTCGTCCCGCAACTGGGCATGACCTACCATGAAAAACAGCACAGCGCGACGGTAGCCCGGGTCAATGTCGACCTCGGTGGCAGCCAGCACCGGATATTCCGGGGTAGTAGCGTACTTGAGGAACAGGTCGCGGCGCAGCTTGTGCGCCTGCTCCAGTCCCATGTTGAGGCCGGAGATCAGCTCCGTGTCGGCGTAACGGTACGGAACCAGTAGATCCTGCAGGAGGATCCTTGCCTCACGGACATAGTCCTCGACGGTGACCAGCGCCACGACGCACCTCCCTTACTTTCACAAGTAACGGCGTCCCTGCGACCAGCTCACAGGGACGCCTACTCGACAGCAATCAAAACGCTATAGGCAGGGAGTAGGGCCTACTACACCTTGATGACAATCGCTTCCGCGATCGCGATGCTGTCGAGAACCTTCCAGCCGTAGATCTGCAAGCCACGAAGCAGGGTCGAGAAGCTGAGCTCGGAGCGCATCGTCTCGACGTTGGTGAACTGCGACGCGAAGGTCAGACCGTGCGAGGTACCGGCATAGAACGGCTGCTCGCCAGCGGCGAGCGCGGGCGGGCCGGTCACCGGACCACGGGGCAGGAGGTTGGAGACGTAGATGGTGGCGCGGTCGATCTGCCCGATGCGGCCGTTGCGGAGCGGCGACACGCTGTCACCGGTCAGGTAAGCCTGACGGAGCTCGGACTGCTTGAGCATCATCGCGGCCCAGGCCGGGATAACCACCCAGCGCCCACTCTCCGGGATGTTCTGCTCGTCGAGGATCTGCATCAGCCGCAGGATGACGTCGAGGATCTCGACCTGGCCGGTGGTCGGCGACCGGGCGACGACGGCAAGCGGCGTGCCGGTGACACCAAGGTTGACGTCGCCGGAGATCATGCCGGCGGCAATGCCGCGGTTCTTGGCGTGGGCTTTTCCGAGCAGGTCGAGGAGGACCGCGCGGTCGACCACGATCTTCATCTGCTCGCCAGCGTCGTCAGACCAGATGTCGAGCAGGTTGATGTCGGACTGGATCCGCATCACGTCGTCGAGGGCGAGGTTGAAGTAGTCGCCCTTGTCGATCAGCAGCTCGACATTGCCACCTTCCGGACGGTCGATGGTGAGCAGGCCGTCAGCCCGGTACGGCCGAATGGTGATGGTCGGCTTGGTGCGGATGATAACCTTGTCGCCCTGCGACTTGATCTCGCCCTCGTAGTCGGTGTTCGAGATCGCCGCGAGCACGGTGCTCGCATAGAACTTCTCGATCAGCTTGCCCGACCAGATTTCCGGGATGAACTTGTTGGCAGAAAGCGCGTTGGCAGTCGAACCGACCGGCCAAAGCGGAGGTGTGGTACCAGCACCTGCTACTGGGAATGCCATTTCCTTGGCTCCGGGTTAGCCCCTCGCGGGACGACCCGGAGGAGCGCTAAACGATACGACCCTCGTTTGCAGCGAGGATGATTTCGGCGTCGTTCTCCAGCTTCTCCGCTTCCCGGCCGCGGTATTTGCCTGCGGCCACGTCGGCATAGAACTGGGTAATCTGCTGTCGGGTGATGACTGGCTTGTCAGCGGGCGTTGGACCCGGTGCCGCTGGGCTGGCTCTGCCTGGTGCCGCGAGACTTTCGAGCGGGATCTTGGCAGGCTGCGGCGTGGCCGACCCATTGGTCGGTGCTGGCGGCGTACCGTTTCCCGGCGAAGGCGGAGACCCTGCAGCCTCTTCAGCCACAAAAGCCTTGAAGAAGTTCAGCACGCGAGCGGTCTGATTGCTCGTGTAGGCTGACTTCAACAACTCATGCCGTATAACACCGGAAAAAGCGTCAGGCAACGCCAACCACGACAGAAACTTGTCGTCGTAGTTGATCGTCCGCCACTCGGGCATCGCCTCGTCAAGCTGCGATTTCATCTTCTCCCGCGCATCGGTAACCACCGCGGTCTGCACCGTGCCGACGCCAGCGCTCAACTCGTTGAGCTGACGCTGGATCTTGAACATCTCGGAGGCTAGTTCCTCGCGGGCTTTCTTGCCGACGACGCTCAGGAACTCCGACCCGTACTCCTCTTCTTCCTCTGGGGTCACCAGCTTGGCCGGCGGCGCCGGTTGCGGCTGCGGCTGGGGGCGCTGGGGCTGCGGCTGCGCCGGACGCTGCGCCTCAAGTGCCGCCAGCCGGGCTGCGAGAGTTTTCCGTTCACTCTCGGCTTTGGCGAGCCGACCCTCGGTCGACCTCAGCTTGTGCTCCATATCCGTTTCTGGTGTCGGGGCAGGAGCAGGAGGCGTTGGCGGGGTTTCGGCTGGCGGCGCTTCAGGCGCCTCGCCGGCTGCTTCCTTCCGCATCGCCTCCTGCAGCGCCAGGGCGCGCTGGGTGGCGGCGACGACGGCAGCGGGCAGGCGGACGTTGGTATCGACGGGGGCTATCTGGACGGCCATGGGGTTTTCTCGATTGCTGGTTTGGCTTTACGCAAACGCTCGACGTTCTCGACGGTCCTGCGGGCGTCGGCCAGCAGGTTGAAAATGTACTGCGCCTGCACGGCTTGACCCTGGAAATTGGACAGGGTGGCTGGCTCCGATGCAACCAGCTTCTTCACCGCCTCGGCGACGTAGGCGTCGAACGCCTTGATGAACTCCTCCCACTCACGCGGCGCGGCAGAAGAGAGCTGGAAGGCGGTAACCACCAGCCCTTCTGTAACCGACGCCATCTAGGCCGGCGTCTGGTTCTTGGCGGTGTTCTTGCCGCTCATCTTGCCAGAGCCGCCACCGCTGGCGAACCTGCCGCCGCCGCGACCCATCTGTGCCGACTGGCCGGGGGTCTGAGGTCCCGCCGAGTTCTTGCCCGACATCTTGTGTCCGCCCGCATCGACGAACTTCGGTGAGCTCTTCTTGGTGGTTTTTCCCTTGGTCGCCGGAGGGGACTTCCCCTTCGCAGGATACTCAGCCATGGATGCGCTCCTTTATCGGGTTGGTTGGTGGTTGATTACGGTTACTTTACAAAGTAACTAGGGTACCGCGATCAGCGCTGCACGCACCATGGTGCTGAGATCGCCATCGTTGATGTTACGCTGGGTCGGCGAGAATGTCGCCCCGATGACGAAGCCCATGTCGTGGCGGTTGACCTTGACCATATCGACGGCAGCATGGTTGGCCCGTGCCAGCTTGATGTACTTCTCAAGATCACCATCGTCGATCTTGTAGGGGATATCGGTGAGCGGCATGTCTGCCTCCTAAGCGGTGGTGAACGACCACGCCGTGGTCGAAGCCTGTGCGGCGACATTGTTGCCAGCAATGTCGCGCACCACGCCAGCGGTCCAGGTGATGTAATACTCAACCCCCGGTGTCAGCGCCACCGGAGGCCACAGCGAAACCTTGTCGCCGCCGACCAGCGACGCCTGCCCGATCCCCGGTCCGACATTGGTCGGGATCACCCAGGCAGCCACTGCCGTGCCACCGATCGTCGTCCGCAGTGAAAACTGCCCGACGCCAAACACCACCGGCTCGTCGAACGTCACTGCCGGCTTGACGCCGACCGCGACCCCGGTCGCATTGTCGAACGGGTTGAGCACGCTGACCGCCGGCGGCGTGGTGTCGGTAGCGGCTTCGACCTGAGCGTTGATGATGATCTCGGAAATGTCGTGATCGTCGCAGTTGAGATGAGCCGGCGTAATCGCCAGTACCGTCTCCATCTGTTTGATCACCTTGGCGTAATCGCCGGTATCGATCGACGTACGCCCCGACCCAGCGACCCTGAGCACCTTCGGGATGTCGTGAAAGTCGATGTCGCGATAGATCGGCATCAGCCTACCCCTCCCGCTACCGTCGGACTGACCCGCGGCCCCATGTCCTCAGTCGCCACCGGGCCCTGCTGCGCGCCCTGCGCCTCCGCCCCCGCCTGTTCGGGGGAAACCGGACTCGGCACCACACCGCGCGCCATCGCCGCCTCAAGCTGGGCCTGAGCTTCCGCCTCGGCTTCCTGCTGCGCGATCTCTTCTTCCGAAGGTACAATATTATCGCCATCCATACCAATGGTGTCGGCAACCGAGCGCAGGATGTTGGCACGACCCTTGGTGCCAAGGATCGGCGCGTCGATCGGGTTGGCAGTGATCTGCAGGAACTCGAGCTGGCGGGAACGCTGGGTCTCGCGCTGCACCGCGACGTTCACCCCCTTGACCTGGATTTTCTCGTTGCCGTTGAACACCCCGGTGGTGTCGGTCAGCATCAAGAGATCATAGAGGTAGCTGAGCATCTGCTCCATGATATCGCCGTCGATATTAGCGGCAACCGTCTGCAGGATCTTCGACGCGTTGCCCATCAGCATGGCCAGCCCGGCGGCAGTGCGCCCGGCGCCGGCCCCGGCTCCCTGCCCGCTCAGGTACTTCGGGATGGCGCTCAGATCGTCGGCAATGGCATTGAAGCGTTCGTAGATCGCCAGCAGGTCCTGAGCATTACTGTTGGGCTGAAAGAACGAGATGGGGGCTTGCGTGTTGTTGCCCATCGGGTCGGAATTGACGTGCCAGCGCTTCCACGGATAAAGGTCCTCGCCGTCCTCGCCCGGTGACAATCGATCGTCGGTGACCACCACCTGCGGGCCTGAAGCAATACTGAGGTTGTTAACCAGCGCCCGAAGCGTTGCTGCCGCCACGTCCTCGATATCGGCCAGGATATCAGGCAACCCGTTGCCTACCGGCGTTCCGGGCACCTTCTCGAAGCTGGTGACGAAGTAGTTGTGACGCTGGCGCGGGCTCGGGTTCATCGTGCATTTGATGACGTGCGTCCCGATCAGGTAGAGCTCGACCTTGTAGTCGCGCATCGGGTCGCTGACCCCCTGCATGCCCCAGTCGATCAGCATCCTGCCCTGAATGTTACCGTTGAAAGTAAGGTAATTGAGCATCCCCGAGCGGTTATACCTCGGGTTCTCCCGGTTCTCCTGGATCGCCCGCTCGGCGTCGTAGCTGTCCCAGTCGTCGGCAATGCCGCCGCGCCCGTACTCGTCGAGCACCGCTTGCACTTCGTCGTGCATGTACCCCGGCAGGTCGAGGCAGTCGTTGAGCTCGGCGCGGGTGATCCGCCCGCGTTCGATGACGTCGGCATGCTCGACGGTGCGCGCGCCCGGCGTCCAGTAGACGTCGAAGGGCGACAGGCGCTCCCACTGCATCTTGGGAACCTGCTTGGTCGCCGAGACGCCATCAGTGCCCCACACCACCTGCGGCATGATCCGCACCACCGGCCCCTTGAGCACGCAGTAAGGAAACAATGGGATGTCGACCACCAGCTCGGCCAGAGCGTGGTAGAACCCGCCCTCCTGCAGCAGCTCCTCGATCCGCTTCTCGGCAGCTGTCGCCCGCTTCTGCGCCTTCTTGGTTTCAGCTTTCTTCGCCTCCGCCATCAGCCCTTCGACGCGGGTCTTGATCTGCAGCGGCTCGACCGACTGACCGGCAGCCGCCACCGTGTCGAGCTCGACCTCGACCAGCCGTTTGATGTGCTCGATCATATCCTGCGGGATATCCGGATCGGCCGGCGGCGCCAGCCCCCACGGCTTATCCGGCGACAGGTACACGTCGCGGAGCAGCGAACTGGCGCCGCGGCATTTCATTGCGATGATGCGGGGATACACCTCGCTGCCACCGAACTGCCTGATCTGCTGCAGCTTGCTGGGGTGGTACTCACCGTTGAAAGTGCGGAGCGCGCTGATCAGCCGCGCCGACCAGCCGCCACTGACCATGTCGCGATGGGTGCGGAACATGTCGTAGAGCCCGCGGACGTAACCCGCCAGGCTGGTCATGGTCTGAACGTTCTTGCCGGCCTTGGCGTAGCTCTCAGCCTTGAGCTTGTCCTGCGCCTGCAGCTGCTGCTCGTACTGACCCGGGGGGACGACCCGGACTGCACCGCGACTGGGATGTGAGTAGGCTGGTGCTAATGGGATCGGCAGCGCCGCGGCCATGGCGTCTCGCTTCTCGCTGTTTGCCGAGCTATACTAGCTTTACCCAACCCGTCAAGCAGCGGACTCACGCAATGTTGCCGATTTTACAACGGGATACCGACCTAATCAGGTTGGCACGCGAAATTGCCATCGACCACTACGATATCGAAGATGTACTCGATCGGTATCAGTTGAGTTATGACGCGTGGGGATGGTTGTGCGTGTACCCACGGTTTGCTACATTACTTGCGAACGAAGAGGAAGCGTGGAAATCGGCGAAAAATACTAAGGAAAGGGTACGGCTCAAGTCGGCGGCAGTGATCGAAGCGTACCTGGAGAGCGCCGCCACGTCGCTGCTCGACAGCAAGGAAACGCTGGTAGCGAAAACCGGGCTGGCCAAGCTGGTAGCGTCGTTCGCCGGGATCGGCACCGAGGCCGACCACAAGCATGCTGCCGGTGGCAGCGGCTTCTCGATCACCATCAACCTCGGCGACCGCACCGTGCAGGTCGGCACGGGCAGGGGGTTGCGGTTAGGTGAGGACGAGGACGACGAGGATGAGATGCCGGATGGGGAGGATTTGGTGGAGGGAGCGCTCGAAATCGAGGAGTTTGGGGCGATTTCACCGGTTTTTGAGCTCGAAAACCTGCCCGATGTGAACGAAACCGCGACCGATCTGGCGTCTGATTTGAGCTAAAAATGGGGGTTTTGGAAGGTTTTTGGGGATGTTTTTGGGGGTTTCAGGGGGGTTTTGGTGACCCGGGACGAGTATTTCGACCAGCTTGAACTGCCTTTGGCGGTTAGAAATGAGCAAATTGCCTGGGAACGACGTCATACCCTCTTAAGATTGTGGCGGATCAAGGGAATAGGGTTCAAGGATCTCCTGCCCGTCATGGCGAAACTGGGCAGTAGCGCCAAAACCGTCGAACGGATCCGTAATCTGTGCCGCCGCGCGATCCGCGACGAGAACCATCCCGGCTGGAAGCACGGCAGTCCGATCGAGCGCTGGCTCAAACAGCAGACAACACCAAGGGCACTGTATAACGAGCTGCAGGAGGTGCTTAACCCGAAACCGGTTAAGAAAGTGCGGAAGCGCCCGCCCGGCCCGCGCCCCCCGCGCCGCCTGCCTTACTCGTGGCAGCTGACCTGGCTCAGGCTGCCCAAGTTCGTCGACATTCCGCTCGATGTGCGACTGCCGGAGGGGTGGGAAGGGCAGGGGCAGGTCATCTACGTACCGCAAGCCGGCACGACGGTGTTCCGGCTGCTATGCACGACGCCACGCGGCGAGTACTACTGCGATCTCGGCATCGATGACGGCTGGAACGGCTACGCCCATCCACTGTTCGTGAAGGCGCTCGACAAGATCTTCGAACTGCATTTTGAAGCGTTCATGAAAGACAACGATGCCCGACATTGATTTCGTACCGCCCCCCACCGTCCGCGATTTCATGCTCAGCGAGGCGTTCTTCCGGATCATCGCCGGACCGGTCGGCAGCGGGAAAACCACCGGAGTGATGATGGAGCTGCTGCGGCGCTCATGTGAGCAGGCGCCGGCACCGGATGGATTGCGGTATACACGATGGGCGATCGTGCGAACTACATTAAAACAACTACGTGATACTGTGCTGAAGGATATTACACAGTGGCTGGAACCAATCGTTACTTTCAAGGTAACCGACAACACGGTTTACATCAGCGCCGGGGATGTACGGTCGGAGTGGCTGCTGATCCCGCTCGAGAACCAGGAGGATCAGAAGCGCCTGCTGTCGATGCAGCTGACGGGAGCGTGGTTGAGTGAAGCGATCGAGATCCCGCTGTCGCTGACCGAACCGCTGGCTGGCAGATGCGGGCGGTACCCAGGCGCCAGCATGGGCGGCGCGACATGGTTCGGCATGGTGGCGGACACCAATCTGCCGACACTGGGGAGCGACTGGGCGGAGTACATGCTCGACCCCCCGCCCGGCACCGACGTTTACGTGCAGCCGTCGGGGTTGAGCGAGGAAGCGGAGAACCTGCCGTGGCTGATGCAAACCCCGGAAACGCTGAAACTGCCAGTCGATGATGAGCGGCGGATTGCACAGGGGAGAACTTACTACGAACGGCTGGCCCAGTCGCCACTGGGGGATGCGTGGATCGCGCGGTATGTGCGGGCGGAATACGGTGAGGACCCCAGTGGACTGGCGGTGCACCGCGAAACGTTTCAACTTAATTTCCACGTTTTGGAGAGTGTGGACCCGGTGCAGCAGCAGATGCTGATCATCGGCCAGGATTTCGGCCGCAACCCGTGCAGTGTGGTGCTGCAGGTGGACGCGAGGGGGAAGGTGCGGGTGCTGGGGGAGTGCATCGCGGAGGATATTTCGCTGGAATTGCATATTCAGAAATCGCTTCGACCGATGCTGGCAACAAGGCGGTACGCCGGCCTGCCGGCAGTGGTGGTCGGCGACCCCAGCGGGGCGGCAAAGGATAGCCTGTACGAGGAAACTTCGTTCGATATGCTGAAGCGGCTCGGGTTCATCGCTTATCCGGCACCGACGAATGATATTGATGCGCGGTTGCGGGCAGTGGATGCGTTGCTGCTGCAGCAAAGGGAAGGCGGGCCGGCGATCGTGTTCAGCTACGAGCATTGCCCGGTGCTGGTGCGAGCGATGATGGGGGGCTACCGCTACGCCAAGACCCGGCAGGGGGATACCAAGCCGCTACCCGACAAGAGCGGACCCTACTCCCATCCAGCCGATGCGCTGCAATACGCATGTCTGGCGGTGCACGGAGGGCTAATGACCCGGATCATAGCGCAGATGGCTCGGGGTCCTCGTCAGAAACGGCCGACGATCCCCGCGGGGGCGTGGACTTAGGAGGGGCTGCTGTCAGCTCCTCGATGTCGACGATACCAAGCTCCGGAGGGGGAGTTTGAGTGGTGGCGGAAACTGAGGGAGCGCGGGTGCCGTCGGGGCGGAGTTCGCCAGAGTTGAGTTCGGGAACGGGATAGAATGAAGCGAGCGTAGGTTTGCGCTTGCGCGAACGCTTGGGGCGGGTGACGGCAGGGATGAGCACGGACTTGCCCGTGGTGGCATCCCAACCCATGGTTGGAGCCGGGCGCGGCACCAGGAATTCGCCAGAGCGCGCGTCGCGCGTGTTCTCGATCACCCACTGCACGATGTCGGCAGTGCGATAAAAGATATTTCGCTTGAACTGAAAGTACGGGGGGCCTTCGCCGTTGTTGCGCCAGAGCGCGATGGTCGGGCCGACGACGCCAACCGCACGGCCAAATTCATCCTCGGTGACGATCCCCAGCAGCGTCCGCACATCGTTGGTTGACATGGGAGCCGGGGGCTTGGGAGCTTTGGGAGTTTTCATGTCCGATCCGTAGCGGAGGTCATATCTGATTTAGGATAGGTACCGAGTTAATGGGGAGGTGGTCAAGAGGTGAAATGGTGTAGAGACCTACAAGGCTTATGTAATGTATTTGTAATTTTGATTTTTGGGGTTTTGTGTTTGCGACTCACCTAAAAGAGGGGGGCGGGGGTGGGTGGGTCTGTCCAAATGGGGGGGGCGGGTCGGCCATTGTTACATGTAAAAGTAACATTCTCCCAGATTTGATGGTTACTTTTAGTTGTAACCACGCCAAAAGCCCGATTAAAATTCTGGTATGTAGAGACCGCATTGTGTGGCTCACAAACGGAGAATGAAAACTATGTCTACCAAATCGTCAAAGAAGCTTGCGAATACGAATGCCTTCAATCCGGAGGTTTCCGCGTTCATCGCGTCGCAGGCTACCGCCATTGTGAAGAGCGAAGATATCTGGCCGGCCGCGTTCATTCAATGCGTAAAATGGGCAACACCGAACGGCGACGTGCCGCCTGTAATGACGCTGACGAACAAGGCCCCGAAGCCTGCGGCCGGAACCAAGGTTTCGGGCAAAGCAACGAAGGTCGGTAAGGCGGCGATTGTCGACGATGTAAGTCTTTTCGTCGACGCGCTCCGCGATCAAGTCAACGAGGAAGGCAAGGCGAAAGACGTCAGCATGACCGACAAAACCGCCAAGTCGCGCAAGTCGCTCTTGCGGTCGGCCGTCGGACTTGGCGCTCTGGAAAATATCAACGGTATCGACTTGCTCGCCGATGCACGTCTTGAGCGCAACGCATTGGCCGACGACGACAAGAAAAACTTGATCGATTGCTACTATTCGATCGCCGTCGAGCAAATCAAGTCGCCTGAAAAGGCGCTCGACAAGACTAAGATCAAGTCGCTTGTCGAGAAAAAGAAGGCGGCAGAAAAGTCGCTCGGGCAGGTCTGGACAGATATGGCAAAGAAGCTTGTCGAATTGTCGAAAAACGACACGCTGCCCGGCCACCAGACACGCGGCAAGCTTGCCTTGCTTTTTCAGTCGGAAGCTAAGAAGCTTGTCAGCGCGGAAGAAGCAAAGCACAAGATGGACGAAGCCGAGACGGCAAAGGAAACTTACGCGGCGCTCACCGACGACGATAGCGGCGCGGCCGTTCTCGCAACGCTGGTCGGCCGTCCGAAGCGTACCGCGAAGGCGACCAACGGCAAGACGGCCTAGTTACTTCGAAGGTAACGAGGGGAGAGGCGAAAGCCTCTCCCTTCTTATTTTTTGTTTCGCGCATTCCCCAACGAACCCGGGCGCGCGCGTGAAATGTAACGGTAATGATTACCGTTACATTACAAAGTAACATAGGAGAAATGTGATGATCCTCAACTATGTAATCCACAATCCCAACAATCCCAGCGAAGGCATGGGCATACAGGGACGGACGCGAAGCGAGCAAGCCAACATCGAAGCAATCCTCGACATGCTCGGAGCCTGCTATACGGTCGAGATCGACGATCGCTGGCAGGCGAAATATGTGGCGCGTTACGGCCGCCGGCAGGTCCGCCATGACCAGACATGAGCTCGCCCTGATAATCATCCGGCAATATGGCGGTAAGGTATGGCACGAAGGGCCGTACTGGAACTGGTGCAAGTTCGGTAATCATGCCAGCGCCAGTAATGCTATGGAAATGTTACAGGAACGTTTCCGCTTCGTGATCGACATCGGTACATGGTGTCCGACCGTACCATTGATCGGGTTCCGTTACAGAATCGTTACGATGTAAGTGAAATGTGATGGGCGGCCCCTCGGGGCCGCCTTTCATTTGTCATTTTTTTGTAACGCGCATTCCCCACGAGCCCGAAAAGCGGTGAATTATGGAACATTATTACAGTTACATTACAATGTAATCTTATTGTAATCTAATTAATCGTAGCTCAACCGGGGCGCGCACCATACGGCAGTGAGGGAGAAAGGCCAAGCCCTAAGCCAAGATTACTGGACCTTGAGTTGTATTTGATTACATCTCCTTATTATTATTGTTAATGTTAAATAATTTATAAAACCACGGACACGAAAGAATACCAGAAGTTGTACATAGGCGTAAAGCTCTACAACTTATACGTCCTGACTTGTCTCTATTGTCGGCGGGTTTGGTTAAACTATTAACACCAATGGCCTTGACACCCCGGCAATTAATAACGTGTAATCCAGCCCCAAAACGTCGATTAACAAGAGGAGTAATGAAAATGCGTCATCCAACACGCGTGGTCGACCCTGACGGGATTGCGTTCTCTTACAAGGATGTTTCCCAGATATACAATATCCCGATTGGCAGCATTCGTGTGCGGGCCAGTCTGTGGCGACGCGAGCACGGTGATGCCGACGTGCCGCTTGCGGCCGTCCTGCGCCAGTCGAAGGACCTGATCACGATCAAGGTTCATAGCGACAAGCATACTCCTAAAACCTGGGACATGACCATCCCCGAGCTGGTCGAACATGTGGGTAAGCCACGGACCACTGTGATGCGGGCTCTCGACCAATGGCGTGCGCTCTATTCCGAGGGGCCGGTCAATCTCCCCGGCTTCCGTCAGTTTGCCGTCCAATCGAAGCGTGTCCGCGACGCACAGCTACGCAGGCTCGACGCGGCGCGTCGTCGCGTCCTTCGTGAGGTTCGCGGCCTTGAGGTTGCGCATTCGGAGCGCCTGCTTGGCGACCCCTTAGAACCGACCCCAGACACTAACAACGAGGGAGGGAACAATCCAGAGTAGCAACCCTAGCGTGTAACTTTCCACAATGTTACTTTGAAAGGTAACCACAATGGCCGAGGACTACGAAAAGCTCGCCCGCGCTGCCGGCTGGCATGGCCCTGACGCCCAAGGCTGGTGGTATCGCAGGTACAAACGCGGGGACAGTGCGGCCCTGCGTTCATTACACAAACATGCGCCAGAGCAGAGGCGAAACTACCTGCAAACGCACGGATACCAGAGACTGCATGCGTTGACTGCACTGCACGCGGTGACGTTCGACCTGCGTAAGGACGTCCTGAGTGATGAACTGAACCCACCCAAAGGAGACCAAAATGACTAACCCTGATCTGTACGCCATCGTCACCCTGATCTCGGGTCGACGCTATTACTGGAAGCGCGCCCGCAAGGGCGCAAAGAACACATCTGGCTCATGGGGATACTTCCTCGATGCCAGCGTGTTCACTGCCGACGAGCGCAAGCAAACCACCCTGCCGCCTAATGGCGCATGGGTAAGCGTGCTGCATGGCATGGGCAAGAACCACTACTATCCTGCCGACAGCGTGCTGCACTACCCTACTCAGCACGCTGCCGAGTAACACACCCACCCCTTACCGCAACGTTACTTTGAAAGGTAACCGTAATGATAGAAGTACTCGGAATGATCTGGGCGATCGGCGTGCCGATCTACTGGATCCACGCCATTAACGAAGCTCACGCCGTACGTCAGCCCCTCGTGCCAGCCATGTTCGAGTGTGCACCGCTGGCGCTGATCTGGCCGCTGATGCTCACCGACAGAAACCCACGGAGGTGGTGATGGAAATCAAGGAAATGCATCACACCATGCAGAAGCTGCACGAGCTGGTCGAGGAGATGGCCGGTGAGCGTTGCGAGGATTACGACCCGGGCTGTGCCACCTGTCAGATGTGGGCCAAGCACGATATCCTCACCAACGCGCTGGATGACGTGATCAACTTCACATACCCGCAATCAGTGGTGCGGGGCTGAACTCCAACAAAAATATCACCTCAACGTTACAACGTCTCGGTGATCAACATTACTTTGGAAGGTAACCAAAATGTTGAATGATATCGAACGTGCAGCCCGTCTTGTGGAACTGCAGGTACTGCTGTCTTGTTACGGGCAGGGCGACGACAGCAAGAAGCGCAAGCTTGCCATCGAGCTGCTGGTCGGTAAGCCCGACGGCGATCAGACCGATCGGCTGGCGCAGCTTGCCATCATGATCGCCACGGGTGGCGTTGGAGTGGCGCCATGACGCTCCCCGTTAAGCCCCACCCCTCGCTGACTTTCGAGCGCGTGCTCGAAGCAGCGCTCCGCCAGCAGAACACACTGGATAACCCAGGCTTCTGTATCGCATGCGGCCGCGAGCAGGACGGCTGCGAGCCGGATGCCCGCAACATCAGGTGCGAGATCTGCTTCGAACGCCAGGTGTTCGGTGCCGCCGAGCTGATGGTCATGCTCGGATGGTGAGCCAGATCGTGTTCGGAGCGCTGGTGCCCGATCGCCTCGACAACGCCGCCAGTTCAAGCGCCACCGTCGGCACCGAAGATGGTGGTCAGGCGGTGGTCATCACCATCAGCAGCGACCCGGCAGCCGGCAACCTGCCGGAAGCCGACCGCCTGTTCCTGCGCATCCAGTCGTGGGACGAAACCAAGGAGCACACTGCCATCAAACACCTGCTTGGCAAGCAGCTGACTGTTACTATCGATGTAACCGAGCCCACCCAAACCTAACCCACCCGCACAGGACGCTACGCATCCTGTGCTAAAGCAAAGGAGAACCCCGATGGGCATTGACATCTATTTGAAATGGAAGGGTATGACTGCTGCAGACCAGCAGGCGCAATACACCGGCTTCAGCACTGTTGCCGGCGACATCGGCTACTTGCGTGAGGCGTACCATGGTGCGCCCTATGCCACCCGCTACTTCGTCAGCGAGGCGTTCGAGTACGAGTACGACGCCGACCCCAACCTCGAAAGCGAGGACGTCGGCTATGTGCCGATCCCCGCTGCCACCTTGCGCGAGCGCCTGCCCTATGCCGTGATCCTCACCATTGCCCGCGACATGATCGTCTACGGCAACGACGAGGACGTTGGCGTGTTCGAGCTTCCGCCCAACACGTCCGACCCTGTTCCCGGCGAACTACCGCCTGAGATCATGCCCGCGCTTGCCAAAGTGTTCGGCGGCATCACCACCATGCGTGGCGGCTCCATCGAAAACTACATGGTCGAGCGTACTCCGCCCGAGCTGCTCAAGATGGTTGACGCGCGCATTCGGGCGCGCTCATTGCCGGACTACGCATTGAGCTACGTCGACTTCTGCCGCCTGGCGGAGCTCAAGGAGCAGGAGACTGGCGAGCCGGTGCGGATCCTCGCCTCATACTAGCACACCACCGCACGACCCGAGGGGGGCGGCAAACCCCCCTCGGTGTACCTTAACCACAGGTTACTTTCTGAAGTAACCCACAACCAAAGGAGACCCACAATGACCAACATCAATCGTCGCTTTTTCGGTGAACTGGCGGACTGCCTGCGTGCCGGCGAAGCCAGTCAGCCGCTCATCTTCCAGATCGCTGACGTCCTCAACCGCAACTGCTCGCACTTTAAGCGCGACTGGTTCCTCGCTGAAGCGGGGTACCAGCCCGAGCACCTGAGCTTGCGTGTGCTCAAGCTCGGCAACAAGATGAAGATCGTGCCGTTGCATCCCTCGCCTGAGAGCATAACCGCCGACGATGAGCAATCGACCACCACCGTGGAAGAGAAGCAGGCGGTAGCTGACTTCCTGACCAACGCCCCGCGTCGCGGCTGGCTGTTCGACGAGAACGGCAAGGAGCGGGAGATGACGCCAGAGGAAGTCGCGCGATCGTACCCGGCGCCAAAAGGGTGGGATCAGATCGAACCCGGACCGGAGCAGAGTTTTGCTCCAAACAAGGAGAAGTAACCGCGCATCAACCAACCCATCACTTACCACCCACCCACAGGAGACCTGATGAGTACCAGATACGAATTAGACCCCACCCTTGCCGATGTCCTCAACCGGATTAGCGACCTGACCCCGCGTCAGATCGAGATCCGGTCTGGCGTCAGCACCCAGACCATCCGCAACTGGCGGAACGGTAGGACCCGGCGCCCCCAGAACATCACGCTGGAGTTCGCGTTGCGAGCTGCCGGCTACAAGCGGGTGATCGTCAAGGACAACAGCAGAAGGTAACCCACAGGAGACTACGATGAGTGACAGTAACGAGGAAGATCGCACTAATTTCCCCCCCACTAACCGCCCACCGCCGCCCGAGAACATCCCGCCTGACAAGAAAGCAGTGTGGGTGGTAGCCCACGCATCATCGAAGGGCAAACACATCCCCGGCAAGTGGCGGGTGATCAACCGGCGCGTCAAACCCAACGCGAAGAAGCGGGGACCGAAGCTGGGCCAGCCGAGGATGACCAACGTCGCGCACGCCAGCTACGTGCTGGAGCGGCTTGATCCGGTGGTGGCATTCATTCAGGGCATCGCCCTGCATAACCGGCACCCTTACGACGACGACCTTGCCGACATCCTGCGCATCTGCCGGCACGCCCTCTACGATGCGCGCTCGTTCATCAACCGCTTCACGACCAGCCCACCGCTGCCCGACGAGGCGGAGGATGAGTAGGTACATCGTCGTCGTCAACGGCAAGCTGTACCTCGTCGCAAAACGTCTGCCGGGGACACCCCCGGTGTATCACACTATCGCAATTACCAGACATCTATCCACAGCCAATGATATAGTGGATAGGTTAAACCAGAGTAAGGAGCCGACACATCTCGCATAATGCTCGATGTGCCTCCTCCATAGGAGTAAGCAAATGAACATTGCTACAATGGTCGGCACCCCGCGCAAGCGGGCTGACGACGGCTTCGCCTTCTGCCCGGACAATGGTCCGTCCCGGCTGATCCGCTATGATCTGCCGTGGTCGGATTTTGGGCTGGTGGCGGCGCTCGACTTCGACCAGAACCTGTTGCGTGTCTGCCGTGAGCTCTACGACGAGCTTAGCGAGATGCAACAGCACATCGTGCTGAAGACCCGTGATGAGTTCACCTACCTCAAGGATCTGCAGCAGTACTAACCAATTGCTGGCCGTAGTACCTGCCCCCCAGCAGTGGCCAGGGAGGGTGGACGTTTAGCCAAGGCGTCGCGACCCTCACCTTACTTCCAAAGTAACCCACCCAAAGGACACTTCGTGTCCTGTGCTAAAGCAAAGGAGAAACACCATGAAACTTCTTACACCGACGTTCATCGAGGACATTCTCGAACGGGCAGCGCAGATCGAGAAGATCTACGATGCCCTCACCCCCGAGCAGAAAGCGGAGGTCGATGCCTATAACCAGCGCCTCATCGCCGCGGCGGAGAGTGGTGATCCCAAGCAGGTTGCTGCCCTGCCAGTCAACCCGATGCTGGCATACATCGACGCTGCCGAGGATACCGCCATGCATCTCGGACAAAAGCTATGAGCGTGTTCTGGTTCGCCAAAGGCGGTAGCAAGGCTGGGATCTACTCCATCGGCCTTGGCAATATCGAGGTCGCAGTGATCACTGCTGGCACCGATGAGCAGGCAGCGCAGTGGGCGCAGGTCTGCACCCGGGCGCTGAACGAGCACGAGCGCAAGCTGCGCCGGCTGGCGGAAGAGCTGGACCCCGAGTGACGCGCGCATTCGGAGTTCCGTGATGGGCTGGGAAATCAACCATCTCCCTGCCGGCTGGCGCCGCCCGCCGCTGCTTGAGAAGTGGTTCGGGGAGAAATTCCCGAACATGGAGTTCGTCGTCCGGCGGTTCAAAAGTCACCGCGACGGGCAGAGCTATGTCAGCGTCAAAGCGGTGGTCAGGGGCAAGCCCAGTCACTTGCTCCTCCATCGCCACATCCCGCTAACCGAGCTGGCGTCGGTCGACGGCCAGCACCTGATCGTGAGCCAGCTATGGCTAGTGCAACCGACCCCATAGGGCTGCATCACTACAATCGTTGGCGCGTTGCCGATCAACTGGAGGAGAAGCTCCGTCCCATGTTCCCGACCTTGTACTGCAACGTGCAACCGGCGCCAGAGATCGGGTTCGTGGTTGTCAAAGTTTCCCAACGCGATCCGGTTTATGGCGTTGGTGCCAACTACGTGTTCGAGAATACCGAGAGTGTGTACGGGTTCCCGAATGAATTACTGGTGGCACGGCTATGGCTAGTACAACCAAATTCATGAAGGGCGCAAAGCCCGGCTGGGGTGTCGCCCAGCAACTCGCCAGCCGGCTCAACAAGGAGTGCATGGGTCGACTGTGGATCAGTGTGTATAGCGAGTACAGCCCCGATACCAACGTCGAAGCCTACCACATCATCGCCAAGCATCCGACGACCGGTGAGCCCCGGTTCCGGCGCCTGGTCACCACCAACGAGCTCTTATCAGAGGAGGGCGTCGAGCTGCTGATGACGCAGCTATACTTAGTTGAACCACCCACATAGTTACTACCAAAAGTAACCAATAGGAGACCGATATGAGACTGTCAGACCTACGGGACGTCCTCGTGGCGTTCATCGATGCGGGCATCGCCGTGGTGGTCGAGAGCCCACCCGGCCGCGGCAAGTCGACCTTCATGGAAGACCTGATCCAGTACTTCACCCATCGCGACGGCTACACGTGGGGCTATCAGGCCATGTTCATGGCCACCCAGACGCCGACCGAGATGCAGGGCTACCAGTTCAAGGGTGAGCGCTGGTGGGACGACAACGGCAAGCTCGTCAAGCCCGGTACAAAGGGCGTGGAAGCGACGGCGGTGACCGAGCCGTCTCTCCCGCCGTGGATGCTGTCGAATGAAGGCAAGCCGATCTGGGCCTATCGCAGGGGCATCCTGGCGCTGGAGGAGTACGGGCAGGGCGAGGCCGACGTCAAGCGGGCGACGGCACAGCTCCTGCTCAAGGGCGAGCTTGGGCCGTTCCGCATCCCCGGCTTCCAGACTGGCGACGGCTGGGGCATCGTCGCCCTGACCAACGGATCCGGTGACCGCTCCGGCGTGACGAAGAACTTCGACTTCGTCATCAACCGGGTGGCGTGGATCAGGCTGACCGACGACATCGTCGGCACCGAGACGGCGCTGATCAAGCGTAACGTTTTGCCGGCACTGGTGGCGTTCGCCCACCAGCATCCCGAGGTGGTGCTCAGCCCCGGCGTCCCCGAGAAGCAGGGACCGTGGATGACGCCGCGGACGCTCGAGATGACGTCGAAATTCCTCACTCAGTGGCGGAAGGTCAACGGTGAGGACAAGGTGCCGACCACGGGCGTCACCATGGAGGCGATGGCGGCAATGATCGGGCACGAGGCTGCGATGAGCGTCCTCAACTTCATCCGCCTCGATCAGGAGATGCCGACCATCGAGCAGATTGTCGCGGCGCCGGACACTTGTGCCATCCCGGACAGCCTCGATGCCCGCTACCTGATCTGCTACTCGCTGGCGCATCGCGTCACCGAGAAGAATGCCGAGAAGGTGCTGATCTATGTCGATCGGCTCGGCAAGGAATTCAGCGTCACCTTCGCCAAGGCGGCATGCGGTCGCCTGCCGATGCTGGCGCTGACCCCCTCGTTCACCACCTGGGCGAAGGGCAACTCCAGCCTGATGGCGCTGATGCAGCAGTTCAAGTGAGCGCTGACACGAGCCAGGCTCGTGCAATGCAGTGGGTTTAGGCCCACTGCAATCTCACCCACATTACTTTCGGAGGTAACCACTTGATGTACGACGATAAATTCAGCGAGAAGCGTTACGAGATCCAGCGAGCTCGTGACCGCGATCTGGAGCGCATCGACGAGGACCACGAGATGTTCAACCGCTACCTCGACGCGTTCAACACCTACCCGATCGTGCTCTATGACCTGACTGACCAGAACCTGCTTTGGAGCAAGTACCAGATCAACCTGTCCAAGATTTTAGCGGACCGTTGCAAGGCGAAGGGTTGGCTGTTCGTCGACGCGTACCGGTATGGCAGCTTCCAGAATTCGATCCGGATGGTCGTGCCGCGCAACAGAAAGACGCCGAAGCTGGTGTCCAATCTGATGCTGCTCAACGACGGCACCAATGCCCACGTTGGCATCTACACCAAGTCACGGTCGTGGCAATTCGATTTTGCCGGTGCAGACGGGCAGAAATTGTACGACGCCTGGATCGAAAACTGCAAACAGGATGTGGTGTCGCAGATGGTCCTCGGCTTTGGCCCGGGGGAGAATGGTGAATACAACTACGACATGGGAGAAGACCAACTACTATGATCACGATCAATATCGAACTCAGAACCATGTTCAGCATGGCGGAGAAGGATGCGGTGATGCTCAAGCTCACGCGCATTCTATGCAAGCAATTGCTGGCTCAGGCAGCTTTGATGCAGGAGAGGTTCCCCTGCAAGCTGAAGATAACCTGCGGCGAGTTCAACGAAGCCGAAGAGGAGGTGCTGCTGTTCGACGAGGACGGCAACGAGTTCGACACCGAGGTCATCGAGGCGATCGAGCGTTTCGACATCATGAACAAGGGCAAGCTCGCCCGTGTCGTCGTTAACGCGCCGAAGCGCCCCGACGTGATGGAGGATAGCGACGAGGAGGAAGCTCGATGAGAACTCTGCGCGTCAGGCAGGTTGCAACAAAGCTTGGTGTCAGCGTCCAAACTATCTGGCGCTGGCGCCACACCAACCCTGGTTTCCCGCAATCCTTCAAGCTGACGCCGGGCACCACCGTGTGGTCGGAGCAGGAGATCGACGACTGGCTGAACAATCTCACGCGGCGCGAAGCAACGCGGATGAAGCTGCCAGAGGAGGAACTCGATAACTGATTACTTCGGAAGTAACCACCCATCAACAGGAGATCTAACATGATTAAGCTATCACGCGTAAGAGCGACGCCGCAGCAGCTCAAGGACTGGGACGACACCCGCGCCGTGCTGATGTGGTACGCCCCGGCGTTCACCCACCTGTTCTACACCCTGATGAACAAGGACGATAAATACGTCGCCGTGTTCACCACCAGCAAGCTCGTGCCGACGGCTGCCACCGATGGCACCAGCGTCATCATCAACGTCGACACCTTCTTCAAGCATCCGTTGATGGAGCGGCTGTTCATCGTCGGCCATGAGATCCTGCACAACATCCTCAACCACATTCCGCTGCTCGCCCACTGCCGGCGCACCGGGCGGGTGGTATTGGCCGACGGCAGGTCGCTGCCGTATGTCGATCTGGCGATGCAGGTGGCGCTCGATTATGTGGTCAACGCCATTCTGGTCGACGCCAAGCTCGGCACGAAGCCGGATAACGCACTGTGGGACATCAAGATCGCGACGCATCTGGAGAGCGTGCTCGACGTCTATGCCAAGCTCGTGCGGGTGGTTGGTGGCGGTGGCGGTGGCGGCGATGAGGACGACGATGGTGGTAGCGGCGGTAAGGGAGACGACGACGGCGGCGGCGGTGACCAGCCCGGTCGTGCGCCCGGCGGCTTCGATAGTCACCTTGACCCCGGCACCGTTGATGGCAAGGACCCGGTGCAGGCCGAAGCCGAGCGTAACCAAGCTGAATGGGACGTGGCGATCAAGGCGGCGATGGAGCTCGCCCAGAGCCAGGGCAAGCTGCCGGCCGGCATCAAGCGTCTGTTTGAGGAGGTGATCGAGGACAAGGTCGACTGGTCGGATATCGCCCAGTCATGGTTCGCCCGCAAGGTCGGTTCGGGTTCGTCCGACTGGCGTCACCCCGATCGCAAGCTGATCGTCCGCGACATCTGGGCTCCGGGCCGTACCGGTCACGGCGCTGAGCTGGTGGTCATCGCCTGCGACACGTCAAGCTCTATCACGCCGCGGATCCTCGATCGGTGGTTCAGTGTGCTCGGCTCGATCCTTGAGCAGGTCCGGCCGCGGCGGATCATCGTCATCTGGTGCGACGCCGAGGTCGGCAGGGTCGATGAGGTTGAGGAAGCCAGCGATCTGGAAAGCATCCGCAGAGCGGGCGCTCCCGGCGGTGGCGGCACCGACTTCCGGCCGGTGTTCAAGTACGTCTACGACCAGCGGCTGGAGCCCGACGCGCTGGTCTTCCTGACCGATGGCTACGGATATTTCCCTGAGCACGCGCCGAACTACCCGCTGTTCTGGGGGTCGATCGGGCGGGCGCCGGAGGAGTACCCGTTCGGGGAAGTGGTTGTTATCCCGGAGGACTAGTTACTTCCGGAAGTAAGGAGGGGCCGGCGGAGGGCCGACCCCTCTTAGTATCTCCCACCCACAGGAGACCGGGCAAAACTCCGGTGACCTGTACCTAATACCGTAATGTTACATTGTCAAGCGCCCCCTTCACCCAAGGAGAAATCCCCATGGAACTCGTGTTCATGGACTTCGAGACGTTCTACGACAAGGAGTATTCCCTACGAAAAATGACGCCGATCGAGTATATCCTCGACCAGCGGTTCGAAGCTCTTGGCGTTGCGGTAAAGTATGGCCTAGCCGGCAAATCGAAATGGGTTGGCTGGCAGGATATACCAAAACTTATCGCCGAGTTGCGTGATCGCAACGAGCGTAATCAGATCGCTATCGTCAGTCACAATTCCCTGTTCGATGCTGCCATTTTGGCGTGGCGGTACGGCTTTGTCCCGACCAGGCTGATCGACACCCTCGGCATGGCGCGGGCGATGGTCGGCTACCGGCTCAAATCGCTGGCACTCGACAGCGTTAGCCAGCATCTCGGCTTCGGTGCCAAGTGGGGGACGCTGCAGAAGATGGTCGGCGTCGGTCGGCGGCAGCTGGCATTGAATGGAGCGCTGGCAACCGAGCTGGGCCAGTACGGCTGCGACGACAACGACAAGTGCGCCAGCATTTTCAAGACGCTGATCGTCGACTTTCCGCTCGACGAGCTGGAGGTCATGGACCTCGTCATCAAGGCGACCGTCTTGCCGCAGTTCAAGCTCGACCGGCAGGTGCTTGCCGATCATCTGGCTAAGGTCCAGCAGCAGAAGCGGGACATGCTGTCCCGCGCCGACGTCATCGATGCCGGCGCGCTGCGTTCGAACGAGAAGTTCGCGGAGTTGCTACGCCAGCTCGGTGTCGATCCGCCGATGAAAACCTCGATCACCAACCCGGAACTCAAAATTTACGCGTTTGCCAAGACCGACAGTGCGTTCATCGATCTGGCGGAGCACGACGATCCCGCCGTGCAGGCGCTGGTCGCGGCCCGGCTCGGGCACCGCTCGACGCTCGAGGAGACCCGCAGCCAGCGGCTGATATCGATCGGCAACCTGACATGGCCGGTCGGCGATCGCTGGATGCCGGTGCCGCTCAGGTTCAGCGGAGCGCACACTCATCGTTTGTCCGGCGACATGAAGCTCAACATGCAGAACCTGCCACGCAAGGGCGGGCTGCGTGACGCGCTGGTGGCACCGGCCGGGTTCCAGGTGGTGTCGATCGACATGAGCCAGATCGAGGCTCGTATCGTGGCGTGGATCTGCGAGCAGCTTGATTTGCTGGAAGCGTTCGCTCTCGGCATTGATGTCTATTCCGAATTCGGCACCGAAGTGTTCGGCATGGAGGTCAGTAAGACCATCAATCCGAACCTCCGGTTCCTCAGCAAGACGGCGATCCTCGGGCTCGGCTACGGCATGTCGGCGCCGCGCTACGTCATCAGCGTCAAGTCGGGGTCGAAGAACCAGCTCGGCTACGTCATCGAGATCACCCTCGATACCGGCATCAAGGTGGTCGACGGCTACCGCGGCAAGTACAGGCGCATCCCGGCGACGTGGCGGACGCTGGACGGTACCGGCATTCCGACGCTGGCGCGCGGCGGCACTTACGTCGTCGGCGCGTGCGTCTTCACCAAGGGCGAGATCCGCCTGCCGAACGGGCTCAAGCTGTTCTACGACGACCTTGAAATGACCAGCGACGGTTGGCGGTTCCGCTACGGTGGCCGCTACAAGTTCGCCTACGGCGCCAAGGTGCTGGAGAACATGACCCAGGCGCTGGCCCAGATTATCATCAAGGACTTGGCGCGGCGCGCGCATTCGAACGGCTTGCGATTTGCCCATCAGGTCCACGACGAGCTGATCTTCGTGGTCAAGAACAAACTCGTCGGCAAGACCTGCGAGCGCCTGTTGGAGCTCGCCGCCATTCGCCCCGACTGGGCTCCGGAGCTGCCGCTGGCGTCCGAGGTCAAGGCCGGAAAAAGCTATGGCGAAATGAAGCCATTACTTTGAAAAGTAACATGAAATAGGACTTGACACATTCTAAATGTTATGGTAAGGTAGCACCATGAGCCAGCACAACCTTGAACGTGAGAACCTGATCCTTCGCGCTCGCATCACGCAGCTCGAAGCCGCGCTGCATCAGAACGAGCGGTCGATCGAGTACCTGTTCAATTTGCCGCCGACACTGGCCAACCTGTTTGGCCTGCTGCTGGCGAAAGAGTTTGTGTCAAAACAACTTGCGAAGGATATGATGAACCTCGTCGCCGACGCGAACGTCGCGATCTGGCGTCTGCGTGAGCGTCTCCTCCCGATGGGTATAACCGTCAACACCAGACGGGGCGTCGGCTGGTACCTCGATGATGAAACCAAGCAACGCGTTCGTACTCTGATGGAGACGCACCAACCCATAGGAGCATCCCATGGCCAGGAAGAAGGACGACAAGCCGAAGAACAAAGCCTCCCCGCCCAAGAAGGTGGCGAAGAAGACGGCGAAGAAGACGAGAAGGTCAGTTACATCCACGACGACATCGACGCCGAAGGCTACAACATCACCGCCGCGGTCCCAGCCGACGGTGACCAAGCCGACGGTTGGATCGGTGACCGCCAAGGACAAGGACAAGCTCAACGGCAAGAAGGCCAAGACGAGCAACACCGTCAAGGAGATGGCCAAGAACCAGGATCGCAACAAGAACAAGAACAAGTACACCACCCGGTACGGCACGCCGAAGGGGGTGGGCGACAAGAAAATGAAGGATCTGAAGCGGAAGGCGGCGCTAGCAACGACGCAGCCGAGCTCGGGGATGGCGCCATCGCGCGCCAACCAGAACGCCGTTCTCGATCTGCAAAAGGCGCGGCAGAGAAACCGCATCGCCAACGTCGACAAAAAGAACCGGAGGACGGCAAGCTCGGTGGTCAAGTCGACGATGTCACCGGAGGAGCTTAAGGAGTACCGGCAGACATTGCGCGGTGTCGGCGGTAACAGCCTGAAGGAAACCAACAAAGCTCGGATACTGGCCGGCAAGGACAAGCTCGACCGCGACAAGTATACCGACCGGCAGGTGGAGCGCGGGCTGCGCGATCCGAAAACCGGCAAGCTCACTGATAAGGGCAAGGTAAAAGCGGGCAAGGATCCAGTGAAGCCGACGGAGCCAGTGAAGCCGACGGAGCCAGTGAAGCCGACGGAGCCAGTGAAGCCGACGACGCCAACGCCGCCGCCTCCGCCGCCGAAGACACCGACACCGACGCCGCCGCCAAAGCCACCGACGCCGCCGCCCACCGACAAGACGCCAAAGACTGATAACTGGGTGGATGCGACCGGTCGTTCGTAGCGTAGCGTCGCGAGTAAACGTGGGGGGTGCAGCAATGCACCCTCCATTGCCGTGTTTTAACCAGCTTACTTTTGGGAGTAACCATGGTTGCGGTCACCACACGTCACAGCGACAAGCCGTTCGCCTGGAGTTATAGCCGGCTGAAGAACTTCGAGACTTGCCCGAAGCGCCACCAGCAGATCGATATCCTCAAGCGCTTCAAGGACGAGAGCGAGCAGTTGAAGTACGGCGACATGGTCCACAAGGCGGCAGCTGCGCGGCTCGGCCATGGTCGCACTCCGCTGCCGAAGGAGATCGAACCGATCCTCGAGCCGTGGTGCCAGAAGATCGAGAAGCACGGCGGCAGGATCTACGTCGAGCAGAAGCTCGCCATCAAGAAGGACTTCAGCCCGTGCGGCTACTTCGACCGCGGCGTCTGGTTCCGCACCGTCGGCGACGTCGTTCAGATCCGTGACAACGTGGCGCTCGGCGTCGACTGGAAGACCGGCAACATCATCGAGGACAGCGTGCAGCTCGCGCTGCTCGCCCAATGTGTGTTCTCGCATCACCCTGGCGTCAGGGCGGTGCGGACCGATTTCATCTGGCTGAAGGAGGACGCAAGCACCACCGAAACATTCCGGCTACGCGACATGCCCCAGCTCTGGATCGAGCTCGCCCCGCGCATCAAGGCTCTGGAGGAAGCCTACAATACCGAAGTCTTTCCACCCATCCACAACAAGCTGTGTCGCAAATGGTGCCCGGTCTGCACCTGCGAGTTTCACGGCGTCAGCACATGGGACTGAGATGATACCGAAACCCACCCAACGGGAACGTTTGAGCCCATCGGTCAGGCCGATGGTTAGCCGGCTACTCCGGTTCACTCCGAACTGCGACTACGCCGAGGTGCAGGTCATCCACCACCCCGGCAGTCACCACCAGACTGGCGACGTTATCCTGATGTCGCGTGATGAATTCGAGCGCGGACGCTACATCACCACGCCCGACCCGTTCCTCGCCAACGTACCCGACGCGCCGATCGTGCGGCCATATGAGAGTGCCGAGAAATTTCTCAACAACTTGCCGCATAAACCCACACGGAGCAAGAAACCCAATGCAAGCCACCCCAGAGGGAAAAGTAAAGCAAAAAGTAAAGTCACTACTCGCTAACTACGAGAACCTGTATCACTTCATGCCGGTGCCGGTGGCGTATCAAGCCAGTTCGCTTGACTTCTTTGTGTGTTACTTTGGTCGGTTCATCGCCATCGAAACCAAACGCGAGGGCGAGGATCTGACCAAGATGCAGGACCTGATCCGGCGTCGCATCGAGGCAGCAGGCGGCAGCGTGTTCCGTGTCAGCAATGACGAGGAGCTGTTCGCGCTTAAAACGTTTCTCGACCATCTGCACTGAGCTTTGCCGGGGGGACTAGGTCTCCCCTCCGGTGAGAGCCCCCTCCATCATCTGCCGCATCTTTGGTGGAGGGGGTATTACTTTCGCAAGTAACCATGGGAGAAACCTATGACAAGCAAGCCAATCTTATGTCTGGATTTTGACGGCGTCTGTCATTCCTACACGTCAGGATGGATCAATGCATGGACTATACCTGACCCGCCTGTGCCGGGACTGTTCGAGTTCCTTGAGCAGGTTCTGCCGCACTTCCGCGTGGCTATCTATTCCAGCCGTAGCGAGTTCGAGCGTGGGCGACATGCGATGAAGGTGTGGTTCTTCGACCAAGCGGATAAGCACTACCAGAACGACAACGTCGTCGAGCAGCTGGTGCCCCGGCTCGAGTTTCCCGCCAGCAAGCCGTCAGCCTTCGTCACTCTCGACGACCGGGCGCTGACGTTTCAGGGGATCTGGCCAGAGATCCCCACCCTGCGTGACTTCATCCCGTGGAACCAGCACCTCAAGGTGAAGTCGAATGGATGAGGATGGCTTCGTTCGGACAACAGAACTGCGCTTCGTCAAGCGCACGGTCAACTTCCGCGAATGGCGGATCCTGCAGCAATTGTGGGTGCTCACTTACGACGACACCGAGGTCAGTCGGGAGTGGCGTGACGTACCAGTGGAGGAAGAGGATGTACGCTCGGATCAATCATGAGCGCCGGCTGGTAGGAGCGCCGCGCCAGTACATGGGGTATTGGCAGGACGGCATGGAGATGGAGGTCAACGGCAAGCCGTTCACCGTCATCCCGCACGACCTGACCAACACCTTCCTGATGCGCAAGCTCGGCTTCGACGTGCCGTCGCCGATCCTCACCCAATACGCCTGGCCGGGCGTGCTCCAGCCGTTCGACGTGCAGAAGAAGACCGCGGCGCACCTGACGCTCAACCCGCGGGCATATGTCCTCAACGAGCTGGGGACGGGCAAGACACGCGCCGTGTTGTGGGGGTGGGATTACCTGCGGAGCATCAACGCGTGCGGCAAGGTGCTCGTCGTAGCCCCGCTGAGCACGCTTAATTTCGTCTGGGCCCGGGAGGTGCTGTCGACCCTGCCGCATCGTCGCTACGCGGTGCTGCACGGCACCCGCGCCCGCCGGCTCGAGCTTTTGGACAAGAAGGACGTCGAGATCTTCATCATCAATCACGACGGTTTCCGCACCATCTACGACGAGCTCCAGCGGCGCCGGGACATCGACGTCCTGATCCTCGACGAGCTTGCCGTCTATCGCAACGGTCAGGCGTCGCGGACCAAGCTGATGAAGGTCTACGCCCAAAGCCGCAAGATCGTCTGGGGTATGACCGGCAGCCCGATCCCGCACAGTCCGACCGATGCCTGGGCGCAGGCGACGATCGTCACCCCGAACCGGGTGCCGAAGTATTTCGGACGGTTTCGCGACGACCTGATGTTCAAGGTCAGCCAGTTCAAATGGGTCGAGAAACCGGACGCCATCGCCAAGGCATTCGACGCGCTACAGCCTGCCGTCAGGTACACGCTCGACGATGTTGTCGAGCTGCCAGAGGTTGTCAGCCGGTTCGTCGACGTGGCGCAAGGACCCATTCAGGTGCGGGTCTACAAGGCCATGCTCGACCATTGTTACGCAATGGTGCAGTCGCAGGAGATCACCGCCGCCAATGCCGGTGCGGCGATGATGAAGCTCTTACAAGTCTCCTGTGGATGGGTGTACGATCGCCAACGCGGTGTGGTCACGCTCGACAACGAGCTCCGGATCGAGGCGATGATGGACGAGATCAACGCCAGCGCTCGCAAGGTGCTGGTGTTTGTCCCGTTCAAGCATGCTCTTGCCGGCATCTCGAAGGCGTTGGCCGAGGAGAAGATCGACCACGCCACCATGTCGGGGAGTACGCCTGCTGGCGAGCGGGCGAAAACGTTCAATATATTTCAGAATACCAGCAAGTATCGTGTGCTGGCAGCGCATCCGCAATGTCTAGCCCACGGGGTTACGTTGACTACTGCAAGTACAATCATCTGGTTTTCTCCGACCATGTCGCTTGAAATCTACGAGCAAGCTAATGCTCGTATTCGTCGTGTTGGACAAAAGAGCAAGCAGCTGATTTTGCACTTGCAGGCAACTCCGGTGGAGCGCAAGATGTACGCTCTCCTCCAGCGTAAACAGAACGTTCAGAACCAGCTTATGGAGATGTTCGAACTCGGCACTTCATAAAGGGAGACCACCCACATGGCCTACGCTAAACGCACAGAGGTGCCGGTCGGCCAGACCCGCACCGAGATTGATACGATGCTGCAAAAACACGGGGCAAAGAGCGTCGCCTTCATGTTCAGCGCCACCCGTGCCATCGTCGTGTTCGAACTTCGAGACCGGCGGATCAAGTTCGATCTGCCGCTGCCGTCGGCCGACGAGAAGGGCTATGAGCAGCGGACCCGCAGCCGGTGGCGGGCGCTGCTCCTCTGCATCAAGGCCAAGCTGGAAAGCGCCGAGAGCAACATCGAGACGTTCGATGAAGCGTTCCTCGCCCAGACCGTGATGCCCGATGGCCAGACCGTCTATGAGCATACCCTGCCGACGATCAAGCAGGTCTATGCCGACGGTCAGATGAAGCCGTTGTTGCCGCCACCGGGAGCACGGCCATGAAGAATGTCACCGACCTGCCCGCTGCCGCGGTCAAGACCGAGATCCTGATCGCGTGGCTGCAAGAAGCCGCTGATGGTGGCGTCAACCATACTGCAATGCGGCGCCTGTGCTGGCTCGCAGCGGAGAAGCTGAAGCTGATGCTGGAGCTCGCCGACCACGTCGACAAGCTCAGCGATCTGGCGGCGAGAGAGATCGAGCGTGCCAACGAGGCGATCGAGAAACTGGCGAACATCGAGAAGGGGTCGGGCGCAGGCTCGGCATCTAACGAGGAAAAACCCGTCACGGACGTTCTGGGGGGAGCCGGCTTAAGCGGTCCCCAGACTGATGGTCCCGTGATCCCGACCCCGACTGCCTGCCCGCATTGCGGTCATCGGCACCCGCCCGACGGCGTGTGCGTCTAACGAAAGGAGGTTAAACGCAGACAGGTTACTTCTGAAAGTAACAACCTAAAAGGGAACCACCCACATGGCTAAGCCTGATTTTGAAATGCGAGTGTCGCAGTACGTCCAGCTGCGAGCACTGATCAAAGCTGAGGACGATGCCCACAAGGAGCGAATGAAGGAGAAACGCGACACGCTGGATGTACTCAACAACGTGCTGCTCAAGCACTTGGAAGATATCAAAGCGGACAATGTCCGTACCAAGGCCGGGACGGTCTACCGCACCGTCAAGCGGTCCGCCAGCACGGCGGACTTCAAGGCGTTCTGGGACTTCGTCACCACCCACGAACTGTGGGACCTGGTCGACCGCAAACCGAACGTCACGGCGGTTTCCGAATACCTCGAGGAGAACAAGGCACTGCCCCCCGGGGTCAACCTCAACTCGACCTACGTGGTCGGCGTCCGCAAATCATAGGAGTGAAACATGGCCGCAAGTGAGATGATTTCGAAGGAGTTCTTCAAGCACAAAGCCGCCGCGGTGTTTGCCGACATCCCGGTGGAGAACGACCTCTCTGCCGGCATAACCGGTGGCTTTCCGGTGGTCGGCTACAAGGGCAAGACGTGGAGCATCCGCAAGCGTGGCGAGGAAGAACTGCTGATGCGTCCCGATGGCGACGGGCCGCGTGGCAGCATTGACGTGGTGATCCTGTCGAGCGCCAAGGTGCTGAGCAAGACCTGGTACGAGAGTGGCTACGTCGAGGGCAACTCCGCCCCGCCCGACTGCTGGTCCGGCAACGGCCAGGTGCCGAGCCCGCAGTCACCGAAGATCCAGTCGGCGACCTGCGGTACCTGCCCCCGCAACATCTGGGGCGGCAGGATCACCGAGAACGGCAAGCGGGCGAAGGAGTGTGCCGACGCCAAGCGCATGGCGGTGGTGTTCTACGACGAGATCGGCGAGGAGGGGCTTGAGCCGGCCCTGCTCCGGGTGCCGGCGGCGTCGCTGGCCGACCTGATGAGCTACGGCAACGAGGTGGCCAAGCTCGGCCACCATTACTTCTCGGTGGTGACCAAGATCAGCTTCGACCCCGAGGAGGCGTATCCCAAGTTCAAGTTCATGGCGACACGCCCGCTCAACGACGCTGAAGGTGCGGCCATTCTCGAAGTGCGTAAGGATGACAGCTCGGTCGAGCGCATTCTCGACGAGACCGGCGACACGGTGATCGACGCCGACGGCAACGTCCGTCCGGCCCAGCTGCCAAGGCCGGCGCCGACCGCGGCGATTGCCAAGCCTGCCGTCAAGACGATCAACGCTGCGCCGGCTACCAAGCCCGCTGGCAAGGTGGTTACTCCGAAAAGTAAGGTGACGCCGCGCAAGGCGGCTGTCGCCCGTGCCGAGGAGACGATCGAGGATGCGACGGTTGTGGAGGAGGAGGCTGCTGCTAACGGCGGCGAGACGGCTGCGGAAGAGGAGGTTGAGGCGGCAGAAGACGACGATGAAGCCTTCGACGCCGCCCTCGAAGCCAAGCTGAACGCGTTCCTCAAGTCCTAGTCAGCGTGAGTGGCAGGGGGGCGGTAACCCCCCTGCCATCCTGCAGCCTCTCACCCACGAGCATGGCCGATGACCCGTTTGACGAAAGACTACAGCGCTGCCCGGCAGTACCTCGCCAAGGTGCTGCCCTGGCCGCAAGCTGACGACGAACCTGCGTGGATCGGCGTCACGTACAAAAGCAAAGGAGAAGGCAAGAAATGGTTCTGGAGCACGCGCGGGGCCAAGTCCGTCGCTGAGGCGGTTGGTCTGATCGACTGGGCGCTGGCGCGCCCGAGCATCCACGACATCTACGTCTGCATGGGGTCGCTGCGTACTGCGGAAGTGGTCACCTCCAAGCGTGGCTTCAAGTACACCAAGGCCGAGCGCTCGCAAGAGCAGGTCGTCGGCCTCAAATCCCTCTACATCGACCTAGACGCCAAGGGGGGATCCGATAGCTACGCCACGATCGATGACGCGATTGTGGCGCTTTTCAACTTTCTCAAGGCGACGCGGTTCCCGCTTCCGTCGTGCATGGTCAGGACGGGCGGCGGGGTTCACGTCTACTGGACGCTCGACCGGCTGCTTGAGCCGGCAGAGTGGTTGCCACTGGCGCAGGCGCTGGTTAACGCGGCAACGAAGCACGGCCTCAAGTTCGATACCGGCTGCACGATCGATTACGCCCGTATCCTCCGCGTCCCGCAGACACTGAACCACAAGTTCGATCCGGCGAAGGAAGTCGAGCTGGTTGACGTCTCGGATTTCGACTATTCGGTGGCCAAGATTGAACATGTGTTAGCTCCGTACAAGGACGCTACTAGACCTGTAGTAAGCCAGTATATAGAAAACCCCGACTTGTTCAAGCCGGGGCCTGCGTTGGGCAGTAGCGATCTCGCGGCTGGCATCGAGGCGATCCAGTTGCCCAAGCCAACACTCGGTCAGTTGGCTAAAGCTTGCCCATTTGTCAAGGAAGCGTGCCGGGAGGAAGGGGCGAATTACCCCGAGCCGCTCTGGTACGAGACGGTCCAGCTGGCGATGTGGACCGTCGAAGGCGAGCGGGCGGCGCATGTGATGAGCATGAAGCACCCGAACTACAGTCACACTGAAACCGAAGAGAAATACGACGCGGCGGTCGAGGCCCAGGCAACGAAGAAGCTCGGCTGGCCGCAGTGCCGAACGATCAGCAATGCCGGCAGCAAGCCATGCAAGTCTTGTCCAAATCTGAACTCGAGCAAGTCACCTTTGAACTTCGTTACTTTGCAAAGTAATCCGGCGGCAATCAATGGGATCCAGTTCAAGACCACCTTCGCCGGGATGAATACCATCCTGCAGGGCGATATCGACCTGCCGGATGGCTACAAGCGCGCTGCCGACGGGATCATCAGCAAGGCGCTGGTCGACGAGGCGGGTGCTACCTTCTACGTGCCGGTGTCGAGCTACCCGATGATCAACCCGTTCATCAACACCGACGCCGAAGGCCAGCACACGCTCAATTTCACCACCTCGGTACAGGTCGGGGTGCCCAAGGTGATCCGGGCCAAAACCGCGGTGATCCAGAACCTCAACATGCGGGGCGCGCTGCAGGGCGTCGGCCTGATGATGAGCGAGACTGAAGTCAAACCAATGGGAGAATTCCTCGTGGCATGGGTGAAGAAATTGCAACAGCTCAAGGACGCGATGATCAGCACCGAGCCGTTTGGCTGGTCGGCAGAAGGCTTCGCTTACGGTGGCGTCTTGTACACGCCGAACGGCAACCGCAGCGCTCCCGGCGCTGAGCACGCGCTGGCGGCGCACTACGCGCCGATCGGCGATCTGGCGGTGTGGTTCGCCGCCGCCAAGATGCTCACCGATCAGCACCGACCGGCGCTCGACGCCATTCTTGCTTCGGCGTTCGCCGCACCGCTGGTGCGCTCGACCGGCCAGCCTGGCCTGTTGATGAGCATCTACTCGATCAAGAGCGGCGTCGGCAAGACTACGGCGATGAAGGTGGCACAGGCGGTTTGGGGCGATCCGTCGCGCGCCATGCAGGGGCTCAACGACACCCAGAACTCGGTGCTGAACAAGCTCGGCAAGCTGCGCTCGCTGCCGATGTTCTGGGACGAGCTCAAGACCGAGGAGGATACCAAGAAGATGATCGTCATCTGGTTCGCCGTGACCGGAGGACGGGAGAAGCACCGGCTGCAGCAGAACATCGAGCAGCGCGAGGTCGGCTCATGGGAGACGCTGCTGATGTCGGCGTCGAACGAGAGCATGCTCGACCATATCGTCCGCCAGACCAAGGCGACGACGGCAGGGCTGCACCGGATGTTCGAGTTCACCATCGAGGCCGGGACGCAGGCACGGATCCCGATCTCGGAAGCCGCTCGTATGACCGCGGCGCTCAACACCAACTTCGGCGGCGCCGGGCAAGCCTACGCCCAGTTCCTCGGCACCCAGTACCCGCGCGTCGATCAGGAAGTCGCCGACAAGATGATCGAGATCGGCGATCTGGTCAGCGTTGAGCCTGACGAGCGGTTTTGGGCGGCGCTGGTTGCCGTCATCGTCATGGGCGCGACCTACGCCAATGAGCTCGGACTGACCAGCATCGACCTGCCGCGCCTGCAGGAGTTCATGGTCGCCCAGTTCCACGGCATGCGGCAGCTGCGCGACAGCCAGTCAGTCGACATGGAGAAGACCATCAACGTCGCCGATCTGCTGGTCCAGTTCCTGCGCGACATGCGGCCGAAGAACACGCTGGTCACCGACGTCATGTGGCGCGGGCGGGGCAAGCCGCCCAAGGGTGCCGTCAAGACCGTAGAAGGGCCCAAGGAAGCGTTGCTGTGCCATGTGGCGGTCACTGACCACTGGCTGCGGATAAGCCAGTCTGGCCTATTCGACTGGCTAGAGAAACGGCAAGCGCCGCGGCACCTGTTCCTCGAACAGCTCAAGGCGCTGTTCGGTGCCACCCGGGTCAACGCCACCCTCGGCGCCGGCACCATCCATCCGAGCGGCAGCGGCTTCTGCGTCGACATCGACCTGACCCACGCCGCCTCGAAGCTGTATCTGGCGGACATCGCCTGATGCAGTGGTTCTGGACGGCTTACGGGGCGTCGATTGCCGGTTTGTTATTGTGCTGGAACGGCGTCCCCGTGGTCCTCAGTCGCACGCGCTACCAGAGCCTGCTTCGTGCGGCGGGGGAGCGGCAGCAGGAGCGCGGCTACAGTCCAAACAAGCAGGATCTAACCGACACCGGGATGCTGTTCCGCAAGCTGTGGCGGCACCCGCCACAATACACGCTGCTGCCGTTCGAGTACCTCGAAGCGATCGCGACCGAAGACAAGATGATCGTGTTCCTCGTCCACAACGGCCAGCCGGCGATGTTCGAGGACGACCTGCACCTGTTCCCCAGCGACAAGCTGATCAACGCTTTGAGGTTACTCCTATGACAGCGCGAGGATACGAGGAAAAAACCAAGCTGACGCCGGATGAGAAGCTGCGGGTTGCCTTTGGCTACCTGTGCCTTGGCATGAGCCAGCACCAGCTTGTCGCCTTGTTCAACGTCAATCCAGGGCGGATCAACGACGCCATATCCGACGTGCGTGAGGTTCTGGACTGGCCTAAGCCTGAAAAGGACGAGAACAATGACTGAATTATGGATCCACACGCGACACTGCCCGAACTGCGACGACGTCGAACTGGCAACCAACGTCGTCGATAAGGATGGACGGGTCCACACCTGGTGCAATTATTGCGGCCGGACGCTTAGGAAGTACGATGAGAACGGTGAACTGGAATGGGAGGATACAGAGTGGGCTGCCAACGAAAGACCAGACGTTACTTCCTAAAGTAATCTACCCACAGGAGATGATCATGGATGACCAAGCAGAGCGCAAGGAAACTGTATGGGTGGTTAGTGTTCTTGTTGTGTTACTTGTTGTGTTACTGGTGGTTATTCTGACGTGGAGCAGTAAGGCGCAAGCGGAGAAGTTCTCCGAGATCAGCGCGGTCAACGCCAGCTACTGCGCCCTTTACGCGCGGCAGATGGTGTTCATCGACGCCATGCACGGAGACGGCAAGCTGACGGCGGACAGCGACGTCATCAAGAACGCTGCGCTCGCCCATTACGTCGACTGTATCTCGATCCTGCCGACGCTCCTGCCGCTGCCGTCCGACCTTGGCGGCTATGACCGTTGGGTCGTCGATATCCGCGACCTGGTGTTCCTGCGCGCCAAGGAGAAAGTCGTCACCATCGGCACGGTGCCGGCAACTGCGAAGCCTACCGACGAGGAATGGCGCCGGCAGTGCCGGGCCGAATATGCCAGCTGGAACGAGGAGGATGGAACCGTGATCCGCCGCGGTAACCCAACTCCGGTGCGATGCCCGTGCATGGCGGAAGTGCAATGTGTCTACTAACCCACAGGAGAGTGAAATGACCAACGATACGATCCCTACCCAGATGAACGTGCAGCTGCTCGGCAACGGCACCGTGATCCTGATGTCGGTTCACGTCAGCAGCGAGATGAACACCAACTTCGTCATCGGTGCCGACAAGCTGGTGGTCATGCTCGAGGAGCTGATCAAGAAGGCGTCGGACTATCCAGACTCGCCGCTGTCGCGGATCACCGTCCGCCCGCTTGAGACGCTGGTCTATGGAGGCGACAAATACCACGGGGGCGAAACACCGTGAATTGGATCGACCGCGCCTTGAATGCCGAAGCTCAGCTTGCCACTGCGATGGAGGAGCGAGATCTCGCACAAGCCCATTACGCCGGGCTGCAACGGGACCTAGCTGAAGCCAATGATGTGATCGGCTGCCTCACAGCCCTTGCCTCCCAGCTTGCCCCCTATGAAGCCCGCACCAAGAAGCTCGAAGCAGTGCTGCGGCCGTTTACATTCCCGGACCATCCCGAGAAGTTCACCAGCGCGGAAGGTGGTTGCACGGAAGTTATTATTGCGGACGAGCAGGTGCAAATCGCCCGCGCCACCCTTGGAGAGAAGCCATGACTGGCGAAGGCGAGTGGATGCGCCGGGCGGAAGAGGCCGAAGAACTGTCTCGTCGCTACGGGCTTGAAGCCGAAAAGTACGAGGCGGCGCTGCAGCGGATAGTCCAGTGGGCGGACGCCTACCCACTGGACGTTTTCCCCGAACCGGACTTCGCCAAGGCGCACGAACTGCTCAAGGCAGGTGGGATGACGCTGGACGCAATCAGCGCCAGCAACATGCGACACGTTATCGAGGGCGTCGGCAAGATCGCGCGCGACGCCCTCGCTCCCGACTAGAAGTCGAAGTCGCCAGCGTCGAGCGATCCGATCTTCCGGCGACCGCACAGAATGCTGTCTCCACCGCCAAGGTCGATCAGTATGTTGTTTCCGACCTGCGTCATGTCGAGGTCGCCGAAGCTGGTGACATCCGTTCCCGACAGATCGAGCTTGTCCCGCTTGGTGAGCCGGATCACGTCGTTGCCGTCGCCAGTGGCAAAGACGTAGAGGTCGGCTTGCCTGCCGCCTGCGAGGGTGTCGTCACCGAGCCCACCGATTACGGTATCCCTGCCTCTGCCGCCGAAGATGTAGTCGTCACCGCCAAGGCCGAACAGCGTGTCATTGCCGCCGCGACCGCTGATGATGTCGTTCAGTTCGGTGACCGGGTTCCAGTAATCGGCGTCGATCAGATTGGCCTTGCGCGTGCCGATGATGAAATTGCCAACGGTGTCGTTGGCGTTGGTTCCCGGAGTACCAGCAGGGCCAGCAGGGCCAGCAGGACCAGTAGGCCCAGCAGGGCCAGCAGGTCCAGGTTCTCCATCCTTACCCGGTGGACCGGCGGGACCAGGCTCCCCATCTTCGCCCGGCGGGCCGGGCGGGCCGGGCGGCCCTGCGGGTCCGGGGTCCCCATCTTCACCGTCCTTTCCGGGTGGTCCAGCAACACATTCCTCGTCCTTGGTGTGGTCCTTGGTGCAACCGTCCTCGTGGTCCCAGTCCCAGTCCCATTGGAAATAAGTCATCGCTTAACTCCCTATCGCGATATTGACGCCTGACGCTACTACTTGTCGCCGCCGTTACGCCAGCCACGGTTCTTGCTCTTGTGCAGGGGCTTGAGGTTGGACCGGACGGTCTTTCCCCCTGCGCGGTGCCCCTTGATGTGAGCGGCATCGCGTGGGTCGCCCTTTTTCAGGCCCAGCATCTTGCGGGCCTTGTTGTCCTCATCGCGGATCTTGATCCGCTCCGGGCGAGCGTCGTAGCCCCGGTTCATGCGCTTGATCTGCCCGGGCGTACGATGGCTCGACGGGTCGCGTGTCTCCCCCTTCTCCGCCACCTACATCTTCCTCTTGCTGTAGTCCTTCGACGGCGCCCGGCCAGCTGGTGTCAGCTTCTTAGCGCTCGGCGTGCTGCCGATATCCTTGCCAGGACCGACGATCCCGATCGTGCCGCCAAAACGATGGGCAGGCTTCGCCTTCTTCGCTTTCTTCTTATTCGCCATAGTTACCTCCAAAGTAATCAATCTATTTTTCGCTCTTTTTGCCTTTGGGGGTCAGCTTTTGCGTCCCCTTCTTAAGCTCCCCCGACTTCTGCAGCGTCGACGTCGCGATCGCATACGCTTCCTCCCGGCTATGACCCTTGGCCCTCAGCTGCTGCACCAGTCGCTCGAGGATCTTCGGCATCAGAAGCTTCCTCCTACGGCAGCGCCACGCCAAGCCCCGGCAGGATCGCCCGCAGTATCCAGAGTATTGCTAAGAGCGCAAAGACCACCCAGATCGCTTGCACCACCTTGGCCGGTATCTGCCAGCCGATGACCGTGGCAAACACATAAAGCACCAGCCAGACGACAATGGCTGCGACGACAATGTAGATCAACGCAATGAGAACAGCCTCGATCATCGTTCCCTCCTGTAAAAAGCGAGGCGGTTCCGGTCACGGGTGACAGCGCTTCCCCCGAGGGTATGAGACTTCAGGGGGATTTGGACGCGCCTTTCCCGCCTCAGTTCTGTGGCGTCACCTTCGGCGCCGCATTGACGATTTCCCAGTCGACCGCCAGCAAGTCGGTCTGTGAGCACAGCCACGGCACCACCGAACCGTCTGCCGTCTGCATGTCGACGTGAGGCTGGTAGTTGATCTGGGTTCCTACCTCGTAGTGGGCAGCCATCGGCCGGCCCTCGCTGACGGCAAAAGTCGATCCCGGCACCAGGAACAGGAACATCCCCCTGCCGTTCCAGCCGCGCCGAGCAACGGTGGCACCGGCCAGCAGCTGTTTCACCGCCCAACCGATGCCACCGCGCTCCGCGGGGGCCTCGGCCGCGGCACGGAATTTGCGCTGGTCTTCCTCGAAGTGCTCCCTCGTCATTGTTCTCTCCCTCACATGAAGCTCTGAACGTGCCGGCGAAACTCGTCGCAGACCTCGGTCTTGCTCAGCCCCGACGACCACGGCAGCTTGGTGATGTCCCATTTGCCGTTCTGCGGCACGCCCTGGTTCGACTGCCACTCGCCGTGCTGCATGATCTTGTAGCGGTCGTTGGGGATCTTGTAGCGGATCGCGAGCTCGGCAGCGCACTTGGCCAGCGTCATCCACTGCAGCTCGGTCAGCGGGTATTTGCCGGCGTTGAATGGGCTCTCAACCGCACCTGCCATGCATGCTGCAGCAAGGCCAATATTCTTGGTGTTGGCTTGGTTGGTGTGGGCGGCATAACCGTCGGCATCGCTGGTACTGACGTTGGCCTTGATCGAGTAATCGCCTCGCACCAGTCGACCGCCTCCATCGACGATGATGTGGTAGTGCTCCTTGTCGGCGCTTGAAACCTCATAGGCACCCGCGCTCCAATGGGTGGTGATGTAGATCATGGTGCATTCGGGCATCCACTCGATCGGAATGATCTGTCCTTCGGGCGGCGGTGGCGGCTCCTTGTCGAGGTCCATGCCGGTGTTAAACCAGCCCTTGGTCGCACCCTCGGTTGACGGTCCCCACAGCCCGTCGGCGCCGTAAGCGCCACAGGAAAATCCGTGGGCAATTAATTTCTCCTGAAAGGCTTTGGGCGTAAGCATTTGACCCCCTTGTTACTTTTAGAAGTAACGGGCCGGAGAGGTCGGTGGTCTCCGGCCCGCACCCTGTTACCGCTTGCCGCGCCCTTCGACGTTGGGGTCATACTCGGGCTCGGGCGGTACAAGTGCTTCTGCTTCCTCACCAAGCGCTGCCGCTGCGGCATCGCGGGTCTCCTTGGCCTTGGCTTCTGCCGCGTCGGCGTTGGCGTCACTCGCCTGGTTCTCCGGCCAGCTCCGCTCCGCGGTGGCGGCGTCCTGCCGCAGCTTGTCGCGGGTCGACTGCTCGGCGTAGAGGCCGATATGGGCGTTGGCTTCGTTGGCGTCGTGCGCCGCCTTGGCGGTGTTCTTCGCCTCGCGCTCTGCCGCCTCGGCATCGCGTAATGCCTTGGCCTTCTCCTGAGCTTCGCTCTTGGGTTCAGCCTGGGCCGGTCCGATATCGCTCATCGCTTTCCTCCATGTTAAACACCAGTTGTCCACTTACTCACCGGGCGTTGTAGACGCCTTGAGCCCTCTCTAGCACATAACGGTTGGCCCGGGTCGGCCGAACACCGCTTTCCATCTCCTCAATTTCCGACGACCGCCGGCTGGTGTAGGCCCTCAACGCAGCATTAGTCAGCTGTGCATCCTTCGGCTTACCGCGATTGAAGCGCTCGATCCGGCCTCGCATGCGGACACGCTCTCTGGATGAAGCGTCAGCCCATGCCCGCTGCAGCTCTCCCCGCTCCTTGTTGATGGCAGTCTGGCTGGCGTAGAACTGCGCCTTGAGATCCTGATCCTCGGCCTCGCGTTCCGGTGTGGCACCGAGCACCCGGATGAACATCTCCGAGAACGAATAGGGATCCATCGACGGGCGACCGGTGCGGGTCTCCTTGCCGAACGCACCAACGTCAACGGCTTTAATCAGATCCTTCAGCGCCTTGACCGGCGCCAGTTTCGGCAGCGCTGCCGAATAGTCACCGTCGATCAGCTCCCGTGCCCCTTGCCCGTAGTCGTAAAGCATCATCCCGGGCGCGCCGATCAGCATGTCCTGCAGCCAATTCTTGACGTCCTCGGGATCGCCGGAAGTCGGCTCGCGGGCAAGGAACATGTCGGCCATGCCGACGCGCTGCGACATGTCGAACGCCAGCCCGAACGGCAGGGCGCGGGTGATGCCACGGGTGACGACTTCACCCAGGTCGGGCCCTAGCAGGTCCGCTGCCAGTTCACGTTCGGCATTCTCGAAGTCCTGCCAGCTGAACGGCACGCCCAGCATCTGCAGTCCGAGGACCATCGCCTTGATCGGCTCTGTCGGCAGCCCGAGCGTGCCGGCCATCAGAGTGTGAGTGGCGGCGATATAGGCCAGCGACTTCAGCGCCTCGGCGCGATCGCCGGGGCTCTCGTTGCGCCACGCCCGGCCAATCTGTTGACCGAGCAGCTGGTACATGGCGTGACCGAAGCGCTTGAACTGGAACGTCACCTTGAGCAGCGGGTGATTGAACAGTCGGGGTGCGTTAACCTCCGAATAATTGAAGTTGGTCATGTTGTTGGTGTCGTCGGCGTACTGCAGCGCGGCTTCGTGGTTGCCGCCATTGGCCGCGTACTCGAGCCGATATGCGGCGAGCAGGACGGCAGCGCGGTTGATCGCCTCGGCCGACGACGGCATCTGCCGGGTGATCTGCTCCAGCCAGTTGAGCGCGGTATCGGTTGCTTCCAGCGATTTCGCAGCGACGCCACCCTGCGGCCGGCGCAGCCGCTGCCGTTTGGAAATCTCCAGTCCGCCGCGGAAGTCGAGGAACTGGAAGACCTCAGCCTCGCGTTCGAGTATACCCGCGCGACTGGTTAGGTCCTCGATGAAGGTGGCGCTTTCGGCATCCGGATTTTTCGCCTTCTTCCACGTCTCAACGGCCCCACGCTTGGCCATGTCGAGCGCGCCAATATCCTTGTAAGCCTTGCCAAACGCCCGCACCGTCGGCGCTACCTTGTGGCGAGCAGCAACCACCGGCATCGACACCATGCTGACCTGCATCAGGTTCATGATGGTGTACATCGGCGAGCCGAGCCGAGCGACGAACGAAGCGGTAAGGATGCGGGATACGAATGGCGAGTACCACTGGCTGTCGTGGACAAAGCCGTTGCCCTTGTCGACGCGCTTGACGACTTCGTTCCAGATCGCCCGCCGCCCGAGCGCCCCGGCACGATGACCAGCGTCGATCGACTGCTGGCCGTCACGCATGACCTGGTTGAGCTCCTGCGCGTGCTCCAGACGGGCGAGGTAGCTGGCCGTACTGTCAGCGTAGTCGATCATCGCCCGGGTGATATCCAGCGACGCGCCGCTGACGCTGCGGCGTGCGATCCGGCGCTTGTGGACGCGGGTCGAGCTCATCATCTGCAGCCCGAACTCCTGCGCCGCCAGACGGAGCTGGTTCTGCATCTCCTTGGGCATATCCTTGTAGCCCTGCCGCTTCTCCAGCGACTTGATCATCAGGCTGACGTCGGCAGACGAGATGTCGATGCCGCGGTCGCCGGGCGACCACTGGCGCTCCTGCACACCCTCGACGCTCTCAACGTCGGGGTCACTCTCCAGCTCATGGGCTTCCCGGAGCGCCGTCGCCTTGTCATCGAAGAACTCGACGTGGTCCTCCTGCACCTCGGTGCGGAACACCCGGACAGCGCCGGGGTCCTTCATCGTGATCTTGACGCGGCTGCCCGGTGCCTCGCTGTCGTCAGGCAGAATGTCCCAGCTCTCGCCGGTTTTCTCGTCGACGGTGGTGCCGCTGACCCAGGCTTTTTCCTTGGTCGCAGCGGCGTATTCCATCGCCCGCTCGCGGGCGTCCTTGCCGCGGAACTCGTAGACGTTGGTGGTACCCTCCTTGAGCGTCCCCTTGAGCCGGGCAGCGGGCGCGGCAACCTTGAGCTTGGCCCGCACCACCCACTTGCCGCGCCGCATCAGCGGGAAGTACGGCCCGAGCATATGGTAGAGCTCCTTGGCCCGGACGATCCGGGTCAAAAGCTCGGGGTTGCCCTTGAACAGCGCCTTGTCGGCGTCGGTCATCTCCTTGCCGAGGATGCGATCGACCAGCCCCTCGTCGATATCCTTAGCGTCGATCTCGCCGCGGAAGCCCTCGACCAGCATGTTGTGCACCAGAAGGTGCGACATCAGGAACTGGCGCTCGCGCATGAAGTCATGCAGGTCGTGGCGGAGCTCGTCGAGATACGGCGCTGCGTCGATAATCTCGGCATACTCGCGCGACAGCTCGGCATACTTGGCCCGCGCCTGCACCCCCTTCAGCGTCGGATTGCCAACCGGGTCCTTGCCAAGATGCGTCTGGGCGGCAAGCGGCTGGTCGACGAAGACGTTGGCGTTGGTCTCATCGTTGATCAGCTGGGCGAACCGCGACCACATCTCACGCCCGGCCCGCTTCTCGGCATGCACCATGCGGTCGATCAGCGCCTCGGCCATCTTCTGATTACGATTGGTCTGCCGGATGATGTTGGTCAGGATCCGGTAAACCCGCCGCACCGGGTTGTCCTTGCTTCTCCAGTAGCGGTCGGCAGTGCGGGCGAGCTGATCGAGCCCCGCCAGCATCAGCGCCTTGGGCACCCGCATCTGCTCCTGCCGGCCCTCGCCCGTGTAGCTCTCGTAGATATCGCGAGTGACGCGCCTCGCGGTCTCACGTGGTGAAATCTTAGCGTGGACAGTGACCTCGCTGTCCCGCGCTGCCGCTGCCGCCGTCTCCGCTTTGGCGGTCAGGCGTTCGGTGGCATGCATCACCGCGTCGAGCACCGACAGATCGTTGCCAAGCTTGCCGATGGTCTTACTTACGAAAGTAACAAATGCCTGCCACGCGTCCGCCAGCGTGCCGCGCTTGATCCCCAGCTGCCGTGCCATCCGCTTCGACAGCGGGGTGCCGGCAAGCAGCTCCTGGAATGCCGGGTTGCTCATCGCTTCGGCGACGAACTCGAACACGTCGTTGAAGCCGTAGTGCTTGGACGGATCGACGATGCCGTGGTGGCGGATAACGTCGCCCATCAGGGTCTCAAGATAGGCCCGCAGGCGCGGATCGCGCTTGATCCCGGCGATTGTCGCTCCGTGCACGAACTCGTGGAGGATGCTCTCGGTGACCGCCTCGACATCCACAAAAAACAAAAGACAGAGCAGCAACAACAAAAACACACCAGA